CAGTCAGCGGCGGCACCACTATCGCCGGTGCAGTCCAAGATACGACTGCCTGAGCGTTGCCTGCCGTGGCAGTGACGCCCGTGGGGGCGGCGGGCGTGAAGAATTCCCAGCGTGCGTCGTCGCCGCCACCCCCAGGCCCAACCTCTGCGTACACACTGCCCGTCCACGCAAAGAGCCGGCCGGAATCGCTGGCGAGATACAGCGTTGCCGATGCACCAGTAGCAGGGAATCCAGCAGGGGTAGCAGCAGATACGACCGATGTGCCGCCTGCGACCGTCACCGCGCCTGTCGATCCATTAACGCTGGTCACAGGGCCGTACAGGGCTGCTTGGGTAGCAAAGTCGGTGATGGCCGATGCGGGGTGCGTGTGGGCTGTAGGCGTGCGGGAGTCACTGAGACGGGCGTCCGTAGTTACCACAACTGCCGAGCCACCAACGGTCACCGCCCCCGCTGAAGAGACACGCAACCTCTCAACGCCGCCCGTACTGACAGCGATGGTGTCAGCACTTGGGAAGAAAAGCCCTGTATTCGTATCGGTCAGCGATGTGACTGAAGGAGCCGCTGCCGTACCGGCTGGGCCGACTTGGAACGCTGTGCTGTCAAACCGAAACCTTTCCGACCCACCCACAAAGAACTTGTGGTGCCCGTCGCCGGCTTGGTTGTACAGCATCGTCCGACCGGCCACGTAGTTGGTGATGTACAGATCACCCGCCGTGAGCTGCGACAACTGACCAGAGCCTGCCGCACCCGTGAGATTGAGGATCGCATCCGTGCCAGTGGAAATGGTGGTGATGCCAGTGACCGTGCCGCCAGTGATCGGCAGATAGGCAGTGGATGCCGCCGTGGCGATAGTCCCTAGCCCCAGAGTCGTTCGGCTCGTCGCCGCATCCGCATCATCCAAGATGCTTCTGGCGAAGGCGGTGCAGGTGATTTCTTGGACGACACCCGCCCCCGCCGCAGAGCGACCTAAGATCCTGTCGGTAGCAGAGACGTCCTGGAGCTTGGCGTAGGTGACGGCGTTATTGTCAATCGTCCATGTCGCCCCAGTTCCCGAGACAGTGATGTCACCCTTGTCTCCATCCGTGACACCAGCCCCGCCTGCCGAGACGGTTACAGCCCCAGTGAGTCCGTTGACGCTGGTCACTGGCCCATACAACGCTGCTTGCGCAGCGAAGTCAGTGATCTGTGAAGCAGTGTGCGTATGCGTTGTGGGCACCCTTGCATCTGACAGACGCGCGTCGTTCCCTTGGCAAAAGCTCCCGGCTGCAGTGCCGAAAGTGCCAGCAGCCAGAACACCAGAGGTCGTCGTAATGATTGGGACGCCGGCCGTTGTCCCGATAGCGCCAGCGTTGGTCAGGTTGCCGTGCGTATGGGCTGTCGGAGTGCGGGCGTTGGTCAGGCGGGCATCTACGGTCAACACAACATTGGCAGAGAGCCTGGCGTCTGCAAGCGTGCCGGCCACCAAGTCTGTGGCGCTCGTAGTAGCTGCCGGGATCGCAGGCTTGTTGGTTAGGTCTACGTAGGAGCCCGTTGTCGCAACGCCCGCGAGCCCTGACACTTGGGCTGCAGTGTGGGTGTGCGTGGCAGGGGCATAGGAACCCGAAGCCTGCTTGCCATCCAAGGCCGTCTGCAAGTTCGTAATTTGCGATATTGCCAAAGCCAACGGGTCTGTGCCACCCGCAGCGTGCGTACCACTGTGTGCGTTTGGCGTGCGGGCATTTGTCAGGCGTGAGTCAGTCGTCAGAACCACGTTGGCTGAAAGGCGAGCGTCAGCGAGGGTGCCTGACACAACATCCGTGGCGGCATGGGTGTGCGACACAGGGGTGCGGGCGTCACTAAGCCTGGCATCACCCGTAAGCACCACGTTGGCAGAAAGCCTGGCGTCGGGCAGTGTGCCAGAGGTAATGTCTGTGGCAGGGTGGGCGTGCGCAGTCGGTGTGCGGGCGTTGGTGAGCCGCGCATCGCCTGTGAGGACGACATTGGCCGAGAGCCTCGCATCGGCCAGAGTTCCAGAGGTCAGGTTACTGGCATTCGTATTGACCGCAGGGGCCGCAGCAGCGACCGCCGCAGTGAAGTCCGACACCTGGCTGGCTTGGATACTGATCGGGTCGCTTCCGCCGGCAGCGTGGTTCGCTCCATGCCCCGTTGTGTCGGCAGACTTATAGGGCAGTGAGTTCCAGCGGGTAAGACCGTCACCTACCTTGCTGCGCCGGCTGTCTGTTTCGTAGCCCTCTTCACCCGCAAGCAACAATGGGTTCTTCGCCGCCCAGCGAGCAGCCGTTCCGCGTCGGAGTTGAACCCGCTGGTTGCCAGCCATTAGCGCCCCTTTGCCCTGTAGGCGTGCTTCTCAATGACCTGCTCTCGCAACTCACCGACCTTAGCGCCGGGATTCAGTCGCTTGGCCTTCGCAACCTCTTCGTTAACGATTGTCTCGCTGATCAGCTTGCGCTTCGGAGGGGCAGGGCCTGGGTCGTAGTTGACCGTACCGGAGACAGTCAGACGACGCTTGTGGGCCACCTGCAGGATGTCGTCGTTGCTAGACACCCATGCCGCCGGATCACACCAGCCCCGGTGGTCTGCAATGCCACCGCAATAATGCTTGCCCGAGATGCTGATCCCTGCCTTCTTGGCTTCAGCGGCTACGTACTTGGCCTGCTTAATGGGCATGTCGTTAAGCTGCTGGTTGTTCATTCTGCCTTCCATGTAAGCACGGTCGGTGCCGGAAGTGCCAGGAGGAGACTGAAGCGCGCACATCTCTGCGAACCGTGGGTCTTGGCCGTCCGCAATCATCTTGCGGTAGTGCGACTGAACGGCGTGCGATGCGAGGTAGATAGACTGCGGGAGTTCCATAGATCACTGTCCTTCGGGGGGAGGAGGTGGGCCTTCGGGCGGCGGTGGTGGAGGTGGTGGCACCATGTACCGCGTGACATCGACGTTCATAGCCTTGCCCCAGTCTTCCAAGAGCGCGTTGAACAGCTCTGGGCGACCGGCCTGGAGCAAGCCCTGACTGATCGGGGCCATAATCTGCATGGCCTGCGTGATGTTTTCGATGCGTGTCGAATTGTTTGGCTTACGCGCTGAGCCAGCTTCCACGCGGTAGCTGTACTCACGCACTACCGACTCTGGGTCTTCGCCCTGTACGTGCATCTGCCAAGCCTGTGCAGCCATCGGGCCAAGCAGCGGAGCAACGTCCTGTGGGTTGATGAGCCACCTCGCCAGGAGCGCTTCCTTGCGGGCGCAGAGCGACAGGGCGTCTTCCAATATATTTGCGTAATCGTCAGGCCTGACCGAAATCTGCTCAGCCTTCACGGTCGCTTCTGCAGCCGACCTAAACTGATTTCTGGTCATCCCGTAAATGAGTTCTGTCAATCCGACTCTGCGATCAAACAGATCCGTGACCTCGCTGATGATCTGGTACATGTCCGATGACACACCCGGCATAGTGAACACCGAGATCACATCGTTGACCGACCGGCCGATGGCTTCAGCAATCTCCACCACCTTAAAGCCGCCTTCGTCCTTCTCTAGGATCTTGGCTTTGAGGTTTTCGTCAGCAGACTTCGCTACACCGATCAGCACCTGCGAGCTAGTCGCAATGCGGGTTGCCAAGAACGACATCGCCCAATTAATAAATCGCAGCTCTCCGATCCCCGGACGGATCAGCGAGATCGGCCAGCTATAGCCCGGCTTGCCATGCCAGGCGAGCGGAGTGAACGGCCAGCCGTTGGGTTCTGCCCAGAAGGGGATCGGCCACTGTGCTGCTAGGAACATCCCTTGCGAGACACCTGTCTCATCGACTTCTTCTTGGAGAAGGGCTTCGGGCATGTTGAGCGGGTAGTCAATCCCCTCTGCCACAGCGAGGTAGCAGTTGGGGCCGAAGGCGTCGAACTTGCCACGCAGCTCTTTGTCGGCATCTTTCAGCCGGTCGCCAAACCCGCTCTTGGAATAGACCTCCCAGTAGCACAGGAGATCGTTGCTCTTGCCCAGCTTCCGCTTGTACTCCTGGCCTCGCTCACCCGCATCGGCACGGGATGCGTAGCTCTCCATGTGGCCCTGGAGCTGCTCACGGGATAGGCCAAACTTCGCAGCCACCTCATCGACGGGTTGAATGCGCTTCCGTGCGGCCCAGCGAATGTCCTCATACTCATCTGCGTCCGGATCCCAGACGAGATTGTCGATGGTGTCATAGAAGCTCCCGGCCATCTTCACCGTAGCACCGGGTGGAGAATAAAGCTCATGCCACCAGACGCCAGCACCTTTGATGAACGCTTCTTCTACGACCTTGCGGCTGTGCTTCTTCAGATCCAACTCATTCGGCGTGTAGTTGAGATAATCCTCCAAGAGCTTGGAGACGAGCTTGCGGCGTTCCAGCATCATCTGCTGGTCTTGCAGGCCCTGCTGGTACATCTGCATCTGGGGGTCGGGCATCATCACCATCTGGCCGTCTGGGCCGATGATCGGCTGGCCATCTGGCCCCATGGCCGGCACGGGAGGCTGCGGCATAATCCCCAGCATCTCAGCCCCAATGATCGGGTACTCTTTCGGAGTCACCGTTCTAGCGGGGTTGCGATGGTGGATGACCGCTGTGAACAGCCGCACAGCCTCCCACACCCGGTTGACCTGCATGCGGAATGCCGGGGGGGACATTCCTTTGTTGTAGCCGCGTTCCCCGCGGGCATACCCATCCTGCCACATAAAGTCTGGGTCGCCGGCAAAGAAGTTCATCGCCTCATCGGCGTCTGCCTGGAACGGACGCTTGTGCGTCTGCGCTTGCTTAATGCACTCTAACCAGCGTTTGACTATGGGGCGAAGCGGTTTTTCCATGCAGGACTCCTATTAGCCAGTGTCCCTTAGCGGGGTTTCCGGGCCTCAATCTCGGCTACCTTCTTTTCCAGCAGGGCGACCTTCTCGGCCAGGATGGCGTTTTTCTGGGGCTTGTACTCCCAGAATCCATACTCAGCCCAGGCTGGGAACTGCTCCACACCCGGATCGGTGGTGTGATGCACGCTGGCTTTCTCAGTCCCGCCATAGCCCGGGGACACGGCCCACAGGGTCAGCGTCCGTGACGAAACCCTTGTCACCATCGCTGGCACGGCGTCCGCACCGGCATGTACCCGGAACAACACCCAGTCGCCCACTTCGGCTACCGGCATTACATAACTATCGCTCATCGTCTGCTCCCCATAGGCCCAAGAATAATGCAGGAGTCATCGGACTTCTGCTCTCTGCGGCGTTTATCCGCAAGATACTTAACCCACCAAGGATCTGGGCCATGCGTCTTTGGTGGGCTGTGATAATCTGGCTCATAGGCACAGAGGTATTCGACCGACTGAACGGCATGCACTTCGCCCCGTGTCTGCGGTTCGTCGGTGACATATACCTGGCCGTTGACGTTTGTGGTCTTCTTGCGGTAGCGGCGAATCTCCCGCATTAGATTAGGGCAGGAGCCCTCCAAGAACTTCAGCCCCACGCTCCCGTCGCCGCGGATGTGCAGCATCTGCCTTACTAGGGCAGTGCGGGCGCGGATGTCATCTGATCCGGGGATAAACCCATGCCCGCTGAGCTGGGCACGTATGCCTCTCTTCTTTAGCTCTTCGGAATAAAGCTCATGGGGGAGACGACCGGAGCCCAAGTCCCGCAGCATGCCACCGTGCATGTCGATGATGAAGTTGTAGAAGTGCTGACCATCTGCCTTCTGAGCAAACTGTTCGCCAAAGATCAATGCGTTGGCTTGGCGGATATACAACTCATCATAGATCAGCAGGTACTTCTCATCGGGAGGGACAGCACCAAACACGCACGCCAAGACGGTGTGCCCCGGGTCAATCGCTACGTACCGCGTCCAGTTCTGTGGTACTTGGCCAGCGGGTAGATCCTCTCTCCGCAGTACATGCACCGCAGGATTGAAGGTCGGATACATAAGCGTGGACTCTGTGGTGAACTCGCCCTCCGCTCGCATGCGAAGCTCGTCCACTCCCAAGGCAGACCACCGCTCAATGTTCTTCTGCTTTTCCTCTTGGTCGATGTGGGCGTTATCCAGAAACCGCAGGGTGAACTTCTTAATAATCGGGCATGGCTGTTCTTCCGCTTTCTCTGCACGTTCACACAACCCCAGCAACGCATCGTTTTTACTATGTGGCATAGCCGACCAAACGAACCGGCCTTTGCGGTCTGCGAGCCTAGCCTGCATCTCACCCACCCAACGCTCATTGTTAATATCCTCGTCAATATGTACCAAATCGGCCTGAAAACCTTGCGGAGGCTCACCTTCTGAGGAGAAACAATTAATAGTCCAGCCGTTCGTAAGCTCTGCCTTGTTGAGGTATCCGGCGTTCTTCAGCACCCAACTCATATCCTTAATCATCCGCGGAGGGATCAGCGGTGGGGCGGGCTTAGCTTTAGTCGGATCGTCTATGCCGGGGCGGAAGGCTCGCCACTGGCCCGTCTCCAGATCGCGGATGATTTTGAAGGCACCAGCACGGAAGAGCATCGGAACAACCACTAGGCCAATGTGTGGCCAGTTACGCCCGATGATTACTAGGTTGCCGTTTTCTTTGGGATACTTTCCGTACGGGTCTTGTCCTGTGGCGGCGCGGGCGTCTTCGATGAAGCTTGCGGCCGACTTCCCTGAGCGATTTCCGCCGATGAGCAATCGCTCGCTGACCATGCAGCGATGGAACTCTTCCTGCTTCTCCATCGGGACATAGAGCTTCAGGGCTTCTAGCCGGCGATCCGCCAGCTCCACCTGCACCTCACGCAACTGCGAGATCGCATGCTGAGTGAGATGCGGAGCGGGAGCGTCAGGGATTGGCGGCGTTGGTCGCTTGGGATGCTTTCTCATACGGGTGGTGTTCCCCGCAGCCCTGGCTCTTGTCCACTAGCGGGAACTCCCACGCTGTCGCTCTCGGCTGCGGGGGGAATCTCCGACACTCCCCCACCCATGCCTGCGGGCGGTTCGGGGTGAAATACTGGCACGTTTCGCACTGCTTCACTCTTGGCCTCCAGTCTTACGGGCTTGCCATCTACCTGCATAGAAAGTGCCGCGGCGAGAACGTCACGCCGGTACTGCGCCTCTAGCTCTTCTTCAGTCATCAGATCCAAGGGCTTCTTGGAACCACCCATTGCCGTGTTGTTGACGATCAGACGCATCACGCTGTCTAGCTGCTTCGTACGGAAAGCGCCACCGGCAGGAGCGTCAAAGAACTGCTTCATAAACGCCCCGGCGAATCCATCAGTGCCACCGAAGTACCGCATCAACACTTCTAGGAGTTCGGAAGAATGGGGGATGTTGGCGCCACCCAGCCGAGACGATGCGATAAACAGATCCACCGCCCCACGTTCGATCTCGTCTAGCTTCCGATTGCGCTTCCCATTACGCACCTTCTTTTCATGGGCATTGCGGCACTTCCGACAGCGAGCGTGAAACCCGTCTTTGCTCTTATGCCAATTGGTTGGCGTCAGTTCGTAGCTGTGCCCACACTGGATGCAGGCCTTAAGGTTCGACATGGGTCGGCTTCACCGTCCAGTTAGGTCGGAGATCCATCAGCTTCACACCGTTGTCATAGCCGCTCTGCCAGCACTGCTTCAGCTTGGCACTGACATCTACGGCTTGGATCACCTGTGGCTTGCCGACGCACTTGGGCTTCCAATGACCAGCCCATGCATCCCAGTTACAGAACACCGGGTTGTAGCCCAGCTTCTGCGTGCCCGTGAGAGACAGGTCACGGGTCATCGTCACATCCTCAGTGGATGCCTTTTCAGCTTGGTACTTGTCGGGGTACTCATAGTAGAACCAAGGCTTGTCTTCTTCGGTCTGCGGTTCGGTGATGTCAAAAGCCCGCATGTCATACATAATCAAACCCGTTGGCAGGGCTGCGCATTCTTGGATGCCCGCCATCTTGGCGCCAGTGTCACGGTCGATCATCTCCAGCCGAAAGTCTGGGTTGGCGTTGTGCGACTGCTGGGCCTGCCAGCGGAAGACGTACACGCTCTCATTGGGTGGCGGGCCGCAGTAGGGGGCACCAATCACCACCGGCCCCTTGGCGTAGTGGGCCACCAAGAAGTCAAAGGACGATTCAATGAACGGCTTAGTGTGTTCTTCGCCAGCGTACAGATCCGGCTTCATATCCGAATCCACCATCACCAAGATGTCTACCCCGTACTCCCGGGCCATCAACACGGACTTGTTCCGAGTCATAGTAATGGGAGTGTCAGAGAGGTTCCATACTCGCACATCAAAGATCCGTGGATCCTGAGTGAGCGTGGAGATGGTCGGAATCATCCATTCACGGATGTCTGGCACTTCCGATGAAATGCCGCCGTTGCCACCGTAAGAAAACGTGCAGAAGCCGACACTAAATTTCTGCTGCATAAACACCTCGGGGGTAGGTGTACAAGTTTACACTTTGTGCAATCTTCTGTCAACGCCAGGCATACGATTGGCGAGGGGCGGTTCCGCGCCGCGCGGGTTGAGCTTTGCCCTTGTTCGGCGCCTTCCCTTGGCCGGGATACACTGCGTCAGTGAGAGCCGCGGGCGGTGCCTTGCCGGGATTCGCCTTCACCCATCGCTGCACTTGGAAGTACTGCTTCATCGCCGCGACGTTCTCGGGCGTGTCGGTGCCGTTGTCGTAAAGATCATTTTGAGCCCGTTGCTCCTGCTCCCTCATCCGCTTCTCCGCTAGCTGAGCCGGCGTGTCTTGTGTGAATATTTGGCCAGTCACGGGGTCGTAGTCCGAAAAAGGAACCATGTCGGTGTATGGTCGCCGGGTAGGCTGTTTCGGTGCCCCTTCAGCTACCGGCAGTTGGATGTTGTTCTTGGCGCGGTATTCTGCCGCCTTCTTTTTATTGTTAAGCTCCGACTGGATCGGATCTGGGACGGGCGCCAACTGCGACCGTGGAGCGGAGGGGTCGTAGGGCGTGCCTTGCGACTGCTCTGGCCTCGGCTGGGCCGCACCGGGCGACATTGCTCCTTCGCTGGGGCGAGTTGGGGTCGCTTGGGCGGGCCGGCGGGGGTTGCGGGGATCGTCGTAGGCGCGGATGCCATCCGATGTCCACGCGCCCGCAGGCCGCAGGCGAGCGGTTGGGGATGGGCTTTGGGCTGGGCGAGACGGCGCAGGGGCGTTGTCATCGGTCGGACCGTACGGCTTAGTGTAGTCTGGGCGGGGCGGGGCGTTGAATACGGGAGCGAATTCCACCGGAGTTAGTCTGGCCGGGCTGTCGGGGCCGTAGGCCATGTCGTCTCCAAGCCCGTTGTAGCTTTGCTGATCCCAAGACGGCATGGGGTTGTTGGCTTGCTGGCTATCGCCAAACGGGTTCTGAAAGCTGCCCTGCATGTACTGGTTGGCATTCCCCATTGCTCGCTGAACGTCTGGGTTCTGCCCCGCACCGTAGCCTTGGAACGTGCTGTCGCCGTAGGGCACCTGTTGACTGAAGCTCCCGGCCGACGGCGGCGTCGGCGCGCGCTGCGAAACTGCGGCTTGCGAGAATGGGTTGTTGAAACTACCATCCGCCACTCGCTCGTTGGCTTGGTTGAGGATTTGCCTTGGGTTAATGTCCGGTCGGCCCGTTTGTGCGCCGCTTTGATACTGACCCAGTCTCTCCACCAGCCCACCCGTAAACGCTTCACGCTGACTGAGGGCGTCCTGCCACGGCATGGCAGAGCCGTCGATGCCAGTAGCGCTGGCTTGGATCGGGCCGGGACGGTTATCAATGGCGTTGTATGCCATGTTGCCGTCAAAGCTCTGCTGCGTCTGAGGCTCGGAGTACTGGCCGGTCGCAGGGTTCAGACTGCGGCTCGTCCTTGTACCCGGCATGGTGTAGGACGTTGCGCGGTTTGGGCTCCCGGTCTGCTTAGAGGCTTGGTTGTATGCCTGGGCGAAGACTTGGTTCGACGGCACCCGGCCAGACAGGTCGTTCCGCCTCGCACCGGCAGGGGGCCGCATGCTGGGGAGGGCCTGGCCACCTGCGGCGGGAGGTGTTCGACCGACATTCCGCCAGTCGCCCGGGGAGCCACCAGCGAACTGAGTGTCTGGGGGAGTTGCGTTCGGGCGGTAGCCAAAGGCCATTAGCGATCCTCCTGCTGATTGGTCAGGGAGTCAGTCCCCACGCCCATGCCATACAGCATGCGGAGACGATCCATGTCCCCCGAAGGCAATTGGCCGATCTCAGCGATCAACTGCCGAAGGAAGTCCAGGTTTTGAATGGCGATTGGGTTGTCCATTTAGAAAACGGGGCCAGGATGAAAACACCCTGGCCCCGCCCCCGAAAGCCCGTTAGGGCAATTACTTCACTGGCGTGTTGACCAATGCCAAGACCGCAGAGCCCGTGGTCGCACCCGCGCTTGCCGCGTAGCCGATCACACCGCGGGCGTCACCACCCGTGGTCAGAGGAGCAATCGTCACCCGTCCAGCCGCCGAGGCACCAGAGGTCGCCGCCGTTACAACAGCCAGCCGGCTGCGTACCGTGACATCCGACCCTGACAGTGCTACGGCCACTTCGGTCGGCCCGTTGACCGTCGCCCAGAAGACATCGTTCACGGCCACGCCAGCGGCGGGCAGGAACTCATCAACCACGCCGACGAACTCTTCCCCCGCCACGGCAGCGTAGCCGTCAGCAGCACCGAAGAGAGCCGTACCGTTACCGGCCAGCCGCACAACCCGCTTGGGCAGCAAGGCTGCGCCAGAGGTGTTGCGGACAGCGACACAGATCTTGGGACGATTGCTACGAATCGTACCATTGATGGGGTTCGTATCAACGAACTCCTTCACACAACCAACCCAGCCAGTGCCGTCCGTTACAAGCGAGACGCCAAGCGTCTGGCCCAGAGCGAACGGCGGATCGTTCGACAGTGACATAGTTCTATAAGTCCTTTCTCAGGCGAGGTTAGAGAGTTTGAAAAAGTTGCGTGGCGACTTAAATTTCAGGTTGCCAAGCGTTGACACAACATAGCGATATTGCTGGGTGATTTCGTCGTAGAAAGGCCCTTCGCTCTGAAGGAGTTGACCTTCCATGCAGAGCAGTTCCATGTTGCCGATGGCCAAGCCGTAGCCGGTGTTGGCGGGGACAGAATTTTCCCCCGAAATTTCCACCCCGTCCAGCTCAAATACATCAGTAAATCCATAAGAACGCAGGCCGTTAGTACGACTGACAATCACACGCTCCTTGGCGTCCAGCGTGTTGAGGAAGTCAATGAACAGGCGTCGATCCAGCAGCACCATGTCCACCTGGTCTTCCTTGCTGTCGTTCCGGCGAGTCTGGTGAATTGCTTCACGCACCGCCTTCACGCAGTTGGCCGACCACGTTGTCCCACCGAAGTAGGAGCTGGTGTAGTTGACCTGCACCGGCGTGAAGAAATCCATTTCTGGATCTGCATCGCCGTTCGGCCAGATGCCGCTCTTCTGCGAGCCGCCGTAGGCACCAAGCACAGTCGAAAGACCGGCGTAGGTGTCGCTGGGGTAGCCGAAGGGATCCAAGACATTCGCCGTCCGCTGAGCGCCAGTGGCAACATTGATGGTGCCGTTGTTGGCCATAAAGCTTTCGATCCCATGGAATCGCAGCTCATTGCCAGCAGCGTAGCCGTCGTTGATCCACTCCTTTGCAAGGTACTGCTCCATGCTCGTCAGAAGACGGCTGGACAGCTTGCCGGCGACGTTGATCAGAGCCTGTGCGCTCCGATTCTCCAACATCTCCTTTTTGTAAATTGCGTCAGTGACCTGTGCGCCCCGATAGTCTAACTCCAGATTTTTCCAGAGGTTCTGGCGGGCGAAGGTGCGAGGAGTCTCACCATTGTTGCCGCTCGGCGTGTGATTTCTGTACTGGATTTCCCAGTCGAAACCCCTGCCTGACATGTTGGTTCGCACCTGGCCGGAACCTTCCAGCGCGGCGAACACTTTATACTTACGAAGCGATGCAACCTCCTCCTCACGGAGATGGTTTACAATCGTCGTTGCAATTGACCTCGCCCAGTCAGTACTGCTGCTCATCAGATAACTCCATCAGTTACAAGTTGGCTTTTCAGCCGTTCTTCAAAACTCATCCTCGCACGCGGTGCGCGAGGTTCAGTAGTTCCAGCACTTCGGTTCGGGGTGCGGGTCGCTCGTTCCCGTAGGAACTCCATGTTCTGCTGTGCCACTGGGTCTGCCGGGAGAGCAGGCGGTGGTGCATAGGCCGGCGGGGCGTTCTGCATCTGCTGATAGCGGACGTTCAGCAGATCCCGCTGCAGCATGCCAGTGGCGTACTTCCAGCGGTCGTTCGGGGACTGAATGCCCAACTGCTGAGCCTGGTTGATGTACTGCGAGATAGCCTGACCTTCCCGGGTGGGATTGCCCTGCTGGTCGTACAGCCAGTCCGCATTCTGACGCTCCAGATCCTGCACGTAGTTCTGCGTCTGGTACTGGCCCAGATGCTGCTGAACCATCTCCTGAGCCTTCTGGATCGCTACCTGCTCAACGAAGGGTTTCAGCGTGTTCTCGGGATCGGTGACCAGCTTGCGGGCGAAGTCCGCGGTGTACTGCTGGTACTCACGCAGAGACTGCTGAGCCTCATACGGAGCGTCCGGTGAGATGACTTCCTTGCCAGTGGCAGGATCACGGACGATGTAGCTCTTCCAAGTGTCTTTGACCTGCGGGGGCGACCACCACTTTGGAGCTTCTGGCTCCTTGGGCTTGGCGGCTTCTGCCTGGGACTTTCTCCAAGTCTCAAACTCACGCTGGTTCCGCAGATACTCTTGGGCGTAGGGAACGACCTGCTGGTACTGCTGGAGCTGCCGCTGGGTTTCCCCGTAGCCGTTGTATGCCTTGTACAGGTTCTGGGCGATTGAGAGATCGTCCTGACCCTGGAAGTCCGGAAGATGCCGGAAAGCAGAGTAGGGGGTATCAAAGCCGGGAGAAGAAGTCTCTGAACCGGCCGACGACTCTGTAACGGGTGCTTCGTAGCCTACATCCGCTACGGGAGCTTCCTGCGTCTGGAGATCGGGTGTTTCGTCTGACATGTAAATCCTTTCGGGGGAAGGGTCTACATGGCTACTGTCCTATTTACGCGGTTTTGTTACGGTGGTGTAACGAAACCTATGCCCATCTACAGAACGACAGAGGTTTTGTTACTGGTCTTCACCGTAGGGGGATGCGGCGCCGGCGGCTATGGCTCCCGGTACGGCATACTTGCGCAGGATGCGGATCTGGTCTTCGGTGCCTGGGAACATTACGTAGTTGCGTGTGCCGTCTCCAACCTTCCGCGAGCCTGAGTCTAGATACTGAATGCCGGGAATACCTTCTTGCAGCAGTGCCTCTGCCGCGCTGCGTGACTTGTACTTATTCAATCCCAGCGCTGGGTGATTCGTTGGCCGAAACGCATCCGCAATGGCGTGGTAGGCGGATTCCCCCTCCAACTCTCTGGTAAGCCACTCCATCATTCGATCTGCGGCCTGCCGGTCTGGGGCCACCGAAGCGATTCGCTCCATCGCACTCTTAAGATGCGGCTGTTCGCTGATGGGGCTGTCCCAATCCAGCAGCGATCTTTCCGGGTGTGCAATCTCAACTTCGTAGGTATGACCCGGGCGGCGTGGTGGTCGGCCTAGAAATCGATCAACCTCGTCAATGCTGGGCGACGTTCGGTGAACCCTCGGGCGCTCGCCGTAAATCGGATTGCCAGCCTTGTCTACACTAATCACTTCAACCGCCCAGTCCCAAGGCGAGTCCTTTGGCTGATGAAAGTTCAGAACCTTGTCTCTCCCTCCGTATCCATTTATGACGTTACCGGGCGCAAAATACGCTGGCAGATCAGCGTCGGGAGCCAATCTGGCCGGCGAATAGCTGCCAGCCAGCCTAGTGCGGTAACCACTCGCAATGGACTCGTTTCCCGCAAAGTACAACCCATGCCCATATGCCTGCGCCCCTTCGCCCGTGCCAATCTTGCTGGCATCGAACTTGTCGAAGTCATACGGGCTACCGTGATAGGCGCGGATGACTTGGCGTACCGAGTCCCCGGCATCGTCCACATACCTAATAGGGTTTGGCATCTCGCTCCGCTTTCTTACGCGCTTCCTCTCGGGCGTACTCAGAGGTCGCTAGGAATGCTGTGGGTAACGCAGCCTCTGAACCCAAGACAGCGGCTCCGCGCAGGTATTTCCCGGCTGTCAACGCGCGGATACCAGTGCCAATCTCTGTGACAGGATCCGTGAGCATGTCGATGACGAAGCCTGCGGCACGCTGGGGGAAACCTCTTAAGCCTGCCTCACCTGCCACCTGAGTGCCATGAACCAAGCCCTGCCAGGCATGCGTTTCGTATGGGGAGTGATTGGGCAGGATCCTGGCACCCTTCTGCTCGGGCTGCATGTAGGCACTGAGATCCGCTATGGGACGCATCCCTTCTGCGTTGCGTTCTGCTTCCCACGCCTGTTGCATGGGGTTGTTTCCACCCCTCAATGCACCCAGAGCTAGGCGATCTGCTGAGTTCTCAAAGTCTACGTCAGCATTCGGCACACCTGCGGCCATGCGAGCTGCATTCAGACCCGTCGAAGACACCGACTGCATCCAGTCTGTTCCATTACGCAGTGGCTGGCCGTAGGCAAGGACTCCCCGATTCCAATAGGGGGAAGCCTGTTCGTCACGGCGGTCTACTGCCTCCACAAGAGGCTGCGGCAGGGAGTCGTTGAACTCCACACCGCGCCCATCGTTCACCATCCGGTCACGCATGCCGGCGACCTTCCCCAAGAAACTAGACCTCCGCATATCCTGCTGGTAATGCGGCTGGGTCTTCACTTGGTAGGCCAGGATGCCAGGGTGATTGATGGCAAGAGACATCATCCCCGGCAGTTCGTACTTCTCCTGCTCGGCTTCAGCCCGGTAACGCTCAATCTCCTCCATCAACTCACGGATCTCAGCCATTGCGGTTCACCATTTAATTTTATTAGCCCAAAAGGCCGCGGACATCTTGCCCTTCGCAATATTGGACGCATGCCGGGCTTTGAATGCTTCGTTTCTGGCAGAGCCGTCTGGGGAACCCTCAACGCCCTGTTGCCCAAAGCGGATCAATCGCTCCTCGCCCCCAGACTTCGCCAAGACCATGTGCGACTTCTCTGGATGATTAGGAGTACGCACGGGCTGGTTGGGTATCAACTTACGAACACGGTCACCCTCTCTGTCCACTTACCTTCCTCCATTGCTTGGAATCGGGGTAGTCCTTATCACCAGGCTTTGCGGGTGCCTCGCCCCGCTCACGTTTGGCGTGGATATTTGCCCACAACCCCTTCTTCAACTCCCGAATCTTCCCACCTTCTTTGTCCATTACTCGTCCCAGTCATCGTCAAAGAGAAAGTCAAACATGTCTACTGCCACGGCGGCTGCCACAGGGGCGGATCCTTGCCAGAGGGGTCGTACGACCACGGCAACCGGAATGCGTTGCGGGCGGGAGGGTGTTCTTTTTCCCACGCCTCGGCGGCAGCGCGGCGGCGGACGGCACGCTCGTCGGCTGTCATCCGGTACTGCTCTAACACAAACTTCTCCAACGGCTGCGGCGGCGATCCGCTTTCCAAAAGACTCCGAGCCGCATCAGCTTGCGCCTGTTCAAATCCTTGGTCAACCAACACTGCGTGCAACCACTCACCTCGCGACTTATTTTTGCTGTGAATGTATTGGCGGATCTTGTCTTCTTCGCTTATATGGTTACGGTCGTAATCATTGAATTTGCTGTTGAAAGGGAAGTCACCCCAACCAGCTTGCCTGGCTGCTTTGTATCGTTCCGGCCAGCGAGCCGCATCATCGTCCGACACCGGCATCAGACATCCTCCCATCGGCCGTTAATAAGCCGCTTCCTAGTAACACCCGTCTGTAACTGTCTCTGAAGAATACGATCCTTCTCCCGCCCCTCTTGCTCTATAGCCAGACGACGCAAGAGAGACTCCTGACGAAGACGCTCCTTCTCCATCTCAAAGTTCCGCTCCTGCTGGGCAGCAGCCTGCTCAACCCGGGAGCGATTCTCATCCCGGTATGCCTTCTGCACGCCAGCGATCATTCCTTGGAGGTGCTGTCCCTGAGCAACCGGGCCAAACGCTTCCACAAAGGCTTCTTGGGCCGCAGGAGGCCCCTGTGCGGCTTGTTGCCTGAACGGGCGTCTAGAGGCCTGCTGGGGGCCTTGCTGGGCATTCGGCTGTGGGGGAGGGGCGAAGGGGTTATTGCCCTGCGCACGCCGGCGGTTGCGGGCGATCAGCAGCTTACGTGCTTCGTCCCGTACCTTCGGATCCCCGGACTGCAGGCGAGCTGTGATGTCAGAATCAAACTCTTCTTCGTTGCCCCACCAGGTCGCATCACTCATTTCCATGTATTGCCCTCCTATAGGTCAGTGGCTTGCAGCGACAGCGGGCACTCACAGGGGCTTAAAATAGGGCAGAAGCGAAATCGACACGCTCGGGCTTGTGGTGGGCAAGTGCTAAAACCGCGGGAAAAGCGACATTGGGGGCCAGAGGGGTGAAAAAATCCAGGGGTGGATATGACTGGTATTCAGCCTTGGCTTGGGGGGGGAGGGGGGGCCTATCCGGTGATTCCCCGCGTCGTCGATTCGACCTAAGCCCCTGCCGCAAATGGACTTACGGCGTCCGCCCTGGTTTCGTAGCGGATTCATAGGAATCATCACTAATTTGATAATCATTGTTTTTTCTTTTCGATCCAGACCCGTGCATTCCCCCCCCCGTATCCATTTGTTCACTACTATCCCCCCGTTCACTGGTTTTCTGTATACTGTACCCCCGTACACTCCCGCCTGGTGGCATAAAAAAAGCCCCCTCCCCACTATAGGGAGGGGGCTTGTCGGCTGGCCTAATCCGCTGTTGGCCGGTGGGTGAGCCGGTTTGCCAGATCGTCCGCCGACCATGGCGACGGCGTCACGGGCGACATGTCGGCTACGAACCTACCCCTCACATCCCTGCCCCGGAGTGCCGCCTGTATCTTCCCACCAGAGGAAGGCCTTGTCTTAGCCTTGCCGATATGCCGGTTGAGTATTGTCCCCCTGTGGCGTACCCCATAGATGGTCACCCTCTCTACCCTGATGGCGGTATAGGTGGCGTGCCTGCCGACGACGCTAATCAGGGTGAAATGGCGGTTCCGTGTCCTAACCGCCTTTTTACGCCTCTCACGCTGGCGGTCGCTTACATACCGTAGCCCCTGCATGGCCGTTTCTTCGGCCATCAGGATAGCCAGAGGGGATGGTGTACGGCTGTCCTCACTGGTTCCGCTACTGGGCGTATCGTCCCATCCGGCGGCGCGCGCCTTTGCGGCCTTTGCGATCCGTTTCTTTTCGCGTTCGTCGTCTCGGGTAGTGCCGTGCCACCCCCTGAGCCGCCACCAGCTGCATTGCCGCGCCACCGCGTGCAGGTCGGACTCCGGTTCCCATTCGGAATAGTCCGCTGTTTGCCAGTCATAAATAATTCTGGCCGAAATCTCCTCGCGGGCCTCCGGGGATAGTGGGCGGGGGCCGTCCGCCTTTGAATGCTTCGCTACATACCGTTTGCTGAATAGCACCATTTGGCGAGCCGTTAGGTCGGACACTGTACGGGGATTGTAAGACATTGCCTAGACTCCGTTGTTGGTGGGAAAGCGGAATGCTGTCCCGATGGATTTACTATCGGCATTATCATTTCCGTTGTCAACAACAAAATTGGAATTCCGAAAAGAATTGTTGGGGGCTCATTCCCATATATATATGTCAACGATATGACACTCCCCACGGAATGACATGTCGTTGTCCATGACGACGGGCCATCTTCCTATCGTTATGCGACCCGCAATCACTCTGAAAACTTTTTCAGAATTGTTGGCCAGTCCTTCCCATATAGATTGCTCAAATAATAACGAGCAATTTATGTCTTTCCGCGGGCAGGGGAGCTTTATGCTTCCCGCATGCGGGCAATCAAAGGAGGTTCAATGTACTGTGTTACTAACTTCCGCTCTAAGAAAGAGCTGAAGGAAGCCGTGAAGAACGGGCAGGCCGGCGGCGTCTACCAAGTGGGGCCGTTTGGTGGTGGGGATTACTCCAACGGGCAGTTCGCCGTGGAGGGGCCGCACTATCCCGAGGCCCATAGGTGGTACGGGCAGGTGACAGTGAGAGACGGGCAGATTGTGTCTGCCAAGTGACGACTTCGGATCGCGGGCAGATGGTAGCCGTCGGCGTAATAGGCACAGTGGTGCCGTGCCGCTGCCCGCATTCCGGTGCCGTTGTGGTTCCGGTTTCTTACAGGAGGTGCATATGGCTCTTCGCTATGCACCGGCCAACGCCAAGCTCTCCAAGCTGGAGAAGCGTCTGGGTGTCAATGTCTACTCCTTTGACATGCTGTCAGGGGTGACTTGCCCGTTTGCGAATGACTGCCATTCCAAGGTGGTCGTCGTTGACGGCAAGCGGACAATCGTTGACGGCCCAAACACGTTGTTCCGGTGTTTCTCTGCCTCGCAAGAGGTGGTGTATCCGAATGTGTTTCTGGCCCGTCAGGCCAACACCGATGCGATCCTGCCCATTGCGGCAGATTCGGTGCTGGGGGCAGCGGATGCCCTGGCGGATGCCCTACCTGCAGATGCAGGCTGTGTCCGCATCCATGTAGCGGGTGACTTTAAGTTGCTCAACTACTTCGATGCATGGCTGGAGTTGGCGTTCCGTAGGCCGGATGTCCGGTTCTATGCATACACCAAGAGCCTGCCATTCTGGATCAAGCGTCGGGCGATCCTGCCTGGCAACTTCCTGCTGACTGCGAGCAGGGGTGGCAAGGCTGACCATCTGATCGATGAGCATGGCCTGCGTGAAGCCCGCGTGGTGTTCACTGAGCAGGAAGCAGAAGACTTGGGGCTGGAGATTGACCATGACGACAGTCACGCGGCTCTCCCCGGCCCATCGTTTGCCCTGCTGATCCACGGTGTTCAACCTAAGGGATCAGAGGCTGGCAAGGCTGTGCGGGCCTTGCGGGGTGTGGGTTCTTACTCCAGACAGAAAGCGACGGTGTGACATGCGGCGTGAAACGACGTTGATGGACTACTACTACAAGAAAGCGAGGGCGTGATGAAGATTCGGGAACGGTTTGATGCGTGGGTGCAGGGCATGGTGCAGGATGCGGTGAAGAAGTACCTGCCCAGCAATAGCGATCTGATGTTCGACTTCTACAGGCGGATGGACATACAGCCACTGGCTGAGTTGGTGGCCACCAACGATGACCTGACCCGGCGGGTGGTCGAACAGTTGGAGGATGACATCGACACAGACGAGATCGCCCGTAATGTGGCCGAGACTATGGATGCCAGCGATGTGGCATCGCACATCGACATCGATGATGCGTGCCTCAACTTGGCTGTGTCCAACTACGTCGATGATATCGCGGAGAAGGTGGCCGAGGAGATCGATGTGTCTAGCTGCATCGACTACGACCATCTGGCCGCGAAGCTGGTTGAGAAGGATGTGTCTAGCTGCATCGACTACGACCATCTGGCCGCGAAGCTGGTTGAGAAGCTGAAGGAGGCATGGGCATGAGCCAAGTGTGGCACTTTACATTTGCTTGCGTGATGGAGGGTGAGTCTAAGGACGACGCTCTTGCATCTGCCTTGGTGTACATGCAAGAGCAGGCTGCGCGTGGCAGTTTGAAACCCAGCACAGCAACACTTTTTGAGGAGGACGAGTGATGCCTGACTACCGAATTATCGGCTACTACGATGACACCGGCCAAGTCTACGACGGCGAGATGGATGGTGATGACGAGGTCGAAGCGGTGTGTGGGATTCGCGACATGCTGGACGAGGCAGGGCAAGACACCCTAGTGATCGTCGCAATCTTGGACGAGGCGGGGAAGAACGTCTACGAGAGCGACAAGGCGTCGTTCATTAAGGACTGGCCGCAGTGCGAGGGGGAGGATGCATGAGCAGATACCATGTGCAGGTGGGTGATGCGACCTATGCCTACGGGTATGACCGTCCGTTGCAGGAATACTTCCTGCAGAAGCACACGCCGGGGGAGGGTGACTACCCGGACGTTGAGGATATTGTGGGCAGCTTCACCGGCAACGGGTACGGCAGTGCCGGTGAACTGCTGGAAGCGGTGGCCAAGCATGGTGTGCCCGTGCCGGAAGAGCATCTGACTTTGATTGGTTTGGATCTACCTTTCTAGGAGGACAGCGATGACAAGTGACAAGCTGGCCCGCATATCGCAAGCCGCATCGGTCATCCGTGAGGTGATCGGCTGCGAGTTTGAGTGGGAGACACCGGGACAAAGGCCGTATGGGAAGGGGGCTGTGATGCTCCTGACCCATGGGGTGGGCAGTACGTTGCGGCCGTACTGCAACTACGACTGCCGGGAGTACGACAAGATTGAGAAAATGGTCGATGCCCTGTCGGCTATCGGCCTGCTGGTGGAGGATTGCACCGGGGATTACTCAGGGGTTTATGCGACAACGGGCGGCGTAAGACCGTGCGATTCGATATAGTATACACCCTTACACTAGGAGGACGAGTGATGCCTGACTACACGGTGACTATCTCCGGGGAAGAGCGGGAGGATGCGTGATGCCTAAGACGAGAAGCAAGATGGGGCGGGTAGCCCTACACGCCGAGGTGTCTTGGTGTGCCGAGGACATCCAAGAACGGCGACCAGGCTGGTCGGCAAAGCGGTGCAACGAGTTCCTCGTTGAGAATGAGGAAGAGATTCAGTGCGAGATGATCGGGCGTGGATGGGAAGTGATCGACTACCGTTTGGCAAGGGAGGACTGATGGCACATACACCAGGGCCGTGGGGCATTGTGTTTCACGGCGATGTCGAACGCCTCCGGCTGAATGGTTCGACGGTCTACCAAGTGAGCGATGTGACTGACCCTGACTTCCCGTCAGGCCAGCCACGCTATTGCTTGGATGACCTGCGATTGATGGCAGCAGCACCAGAGTTGTTGCACGCCTGCCAAGCAGTGGCAAACGATCTGAATCGGCTGCTGGATGGCGATGACTTCTGCGGAATGAGCGACACTGAGTTGTTCACCGCATTCCTTGCCGTGCTGGAGCCGGCACTAGACAAAGCAGAAGGGATGGTGGAGTGATGGCAGCTATTGAAGGCAAGTGGTACGCATCGATTGGCACGCACGCCGGTGATGCCTACCCACAGAGCGACGATACCGTGCGGTTTGTGTATGCCGACCAGCCGGACGGCACCAAGTACATTGTGGCCAAGGTGTGGGCAGACGATGCCGGGGACTATGAGAGTACGGCCAGGCTGGTAGCAGCAGCACCGGCTTTGCTTGCGTTGGTAAAGCGATTGCGTGAGGTGTTTGAAGAGTTGGACGACGACTGGCGAGTGATGGATGCGACCCGTGTGGATGAACTGATTTCCAGCGATGGCCTGTATGCTTGCGACCAAGCTATTGCCAAGGCAGAAGGGAGGGGCTGATGTCAACGAACAGTGACCGGGCGGCGAGGGCACGGAAGGCTGTGACGGCAGCGAAGAAAGGGACTCGCGGTGAGTTCCACCTAGTGGACTTGGTTGCGAACCTACTGCACTTGGCCGACGCAGATGGTGACTCAGGTGAGCGGGTACTACGGCTAGCTGAGATGCACTACACAGAGGAGTGCTTAGAAGAACGGGGCGTGTCTTAACAAGGAGGACAAGGATGTCTATGATCGATGTCTGGAGTGACGAGACGATTGAGACTGCCATTCGCCTGCTGGTCTGTGCCGAGGGGTTGTTGGAGCCCTTCCGTGACCAGGATGGTGACTGGGGTAGGGTGTACGAACAGATCCATAGGTTCTTAAAGGAGGAATGCTGATGGCTGACCACAGGATCGGCGGTGTGACGGACGAGCTATACCAGCGGGCAGTACGCCGGGTGCTTGCTTCCCCCACGCTTGCCAAGTACGAAGACATCATCTTCGCAGACTGGTCGGAGGGTGACGATCACTTGCGGTGGGTGGCCACGGCCACAGTGAAAGAGATTGCGTCTTGGGCCAAGCGGATAAAGGAGGACAGTGATGGCAACACCGAGGCGTAAGATTTCCCCAGAGGAACGCAAGGGGCGTAACGCTCTGATGCGTGTTAACAACTGGGTGGTGGTGCTAGTTATGAAGCGGATGTTTGACGAGGGCTGGACTACTGAGCGGGTAGTGCTGGCCTTCGATGCTATCCAGCGGGAGACAGGACGCCTCTGCATAGTGCATGCCATGCCTGACTGGCACTGGGTGGATGAGAAGCAAGTAGCGGACGAGGTGTACGATGCGGTAACCAAGGGAGATATGTTCGGAGCTAGGATCAGATCAGAATAAGTCAGAGGGCGTTGCCAACGACACTGTGCCGAAGGCCGCTTGTGGGGTTGAGTACTAGGAGGTGACACGTGAGTGATCTGTCTATTGTCCAAGAGTTCTTTGATGTGCCAGATATCGGCAAGAAGATGGGCGGGCCCATTTCTGTCGATGACCTTGTGCTTTCCGCCGGTGCCTTGCGTGACTCCGGTCTGCAATGCGGCGGAGCTGAGATCATCGGGAGCCTGCAACGACTGCTGTTGGCGGTCGGACTGAGCAACTTCCTGGCACTGACCGATGTGCCTGCGAAGTGCGACGACCACTGGGCTGAGTGGTGCCCATCTCCCAAGCCACTGCACAGTGCCGATTGTCCAGCCGGCGGGACTCCACTCTGGTCGAACGGCAAGGAGACTGTGTTCTACAGGATCAGCAAGGACAAGCACGGCAACGATGTCATTGGGTTCTCTATTCATAATGGGTGACGCATGTACAAGGATGTACTACAGATAATGCACATGCTGGCGACTGCTATACTCTTGTTGTTGGCAGGCCAGTTAAAGGAGTTGTGTTTGAGACTGTTGATTATGGGAGGTGAGTGATGTTTGCAATGAGTGAGACGATGGACTTTCTGATTGGCGGCGGCACGGTGCTGCTGATGTTGTGGTGGACTTCGATGAGGGACTGACCATGTTGTACGGCTATGTCCGCGTATCCACTGACAAGCAAGAGAACAGCCGGGATGCACAGGAGATAAAGCTGCGGGCCTATGCTGCCCAGGTAGACATGGAGTTCGGTGGCGTCTACGTGGACGAGGATCAGTCGGCCAACAAGATCCCGCTGAAGCACCGCAAGCAGGGCCGGATCCTCTGGGATGCCCTGCGACCAGGCGATGTCGTCTGCTTCACCAAGATCGACCGGGTGTTCCGATCCATGGCCGATGCGGCCTCCACCCTAGCGACATGGAAGTCGCTAGGCGTGGGGGTTCGCTTCCTAGACATGGGCATCGATGTCAACACGCCGGCCGGGGAGTTGTTCTTTAACCAGCTTGCGGCCTTTGCCCAGTACGAAAGCCAGATGATCGGGCAGCGGGTACGGGAGATCGCCGCTCATCTCACCGCTGCCGGCCGACCCGTGGGTAGCGCTCGCCCGTTCGGCTGGACAAAGAGCGACGGCCAGTACATTCCCTGCCCACAGGAGCGGGAGATCGGTGACCTCGCCCATTCAATGCGACAGGGCGGGGCTACTTACCCGGCAATCGCCTTGCACCTTTGCCGCAAGGAGCTTCGCAAACCGAAGAACAAGAAGGGTGTCCGTGGATACTATTGCGTGACCGACACCCGCTGCCTGTGTCGCGCGGCTGCAGCCGGATACCCAAGGATTCCGCCAAGGTGCGAGACAGGTGACTGGACTGGCGCCCTGCGGAACGCAGAGATATCTGATGCGTCTGAGCCAGTGACCTGAGCGTCTGGCCACCGACGAACCTGTCAGTGGCAATGGCCTGTGATTCTACGGGGAGATCAGCAATGGCTAGCCGTAGGTGATCCATGTGGTCGTAGTCTGGCATCAGCTCTTCTGCTTCTGCGAGCGTGATGCGGATGTCCCCTGGCTGGCGGTTGATCTTTTTGATCTGCTTGTACATGGCGTTCAAACAGGCGCGTGCGAAGTATGCCTTGGGGTAGGGGAGCCGCTTGGGATCGTAGGTCTTGGCCGCTTTCACCAGGGCCAGGAACCCCTCGCCGCGGAGGTCATCGACCAGCACACCACGCTGCCAGTGCGGCCGGTTCTGCAGGAAGTACTTGGCAAGCACATCAGCCAGGCTGGCGTACTCAACTACGAGGGCCTGTCGCTTGGCCGAGAGCTTCAATCTTTTGGTCATGTTGGTTCAGTCGGGACTCATGTTCTTCTATGGTTCGACGCAGCTCATCCAGCATGCGCGGCAGACTCTCAACGCTATGGGCTATGACTGCGACCTTGGCATGCAGGGAGAAAGCCCACGGCACAACTGCCGCAGCCACCGATATGACCAGCACCCATAGCTCAGTCTCTGGACTCATCATCGCCTCTCAATAATGACAACAGCAGTAGGCCGGCGTACGGATGGAGCTGCCCATCCTCCACATGCGCTTTGATCCTTTGCTGGACGCGGTAGCTTTCGCCGTCCGGATAGCGATAGATGTGCGTGTGTACACCACAGGTCAGAGCGATCTCAGTGCGAGTTCGGCCTCCTCCTGTAGTAGATCCATGCTTGCCGGTAGGTCGCTGAAAATCCATCGGGAAAGCCATGCGGTGATAAGGTTGATGATGATGGGCAGGAGGATCAGCAGCAGCACAGATCCATACTCAGGGTTGCGTTGTCGAAAGCGTGCGCGGATGTCTCGCTTCCAAAGAGGGCGGTTCGATTGCAGCGTAGCTATTGCGATCAGCGATACCTCTTTGCTGTGCTTCGACAGCCTGGCTGATCCACTCTCTTCGGCACATCGGTCGGCTATCGCTTCGGCAAGCATGTCTTGCAGTCTCCTTTGATCACCACCGGGGGATGCACTAGCGCCGGGCTGCGCTTGCACACGCAAGTCTTAGGGCAGGGGCATTCAGTCACATGCCCATCACCATGGATCACCTTGCCGTTAGTGCAATTCCCACAGCACTTACCCACTTCGTCCGGTGCTTTGTAGGTGGTCACCACATACGCTGCCTCCACCGCAATGCGTTCGGCATAGTTCGGTGTACTAAACATCAGTGCGATGATAATGTTAATCATGCTGGAGTAGTCCTATGGCACCGTAGTCAGGCAGCTTCTGCGGGGGGAACCCATCGACGGCACCGTATGCGTAACAATCGCCGCCGCGCACGCAGACTTCCCAGTCTTCGGCTTTTGTAACAATCATCCCCGGCACCCACGGCGGAAGATCTGTCGGCCATTCTTGTGGCGATTGGTTCCATTTTCCCCAAGAATTTTGGACGAAGAAAACATCGAATGGCCAGAACTTGCGTGTGCAATCCATCCCGACCGTGGCCATGGCGTGCGACCATCCGCCGGCCGTGCGCGGGTGGATGTGATCTTTGTTGGGGTGCTGTGACCAAGAGGCAAACTGCCCAGATGCTATTGCGTAGCCGTTAAACAAAGCGTCAACAGCATCGCTCACCTTGGTCAACTGTCGGATGATTCCAACCTTTTGGTTTTGGCACAGCTTCCTGACTTCTTCTGGCACGCCGCCGCCACCCCACTTAGAACCAATGCTGCTGTTGTATTTTGTAAGATCAACAGGGTCGTATTTCTTTCGGAGCAGGTAGCCTGTTGCATTCACAAACCTGGCCGCGAGGGCTGGCGACATGCCGTCTCCCGAATGGCCTCTCGCCCCATAGGTAGGCTCAGTGGCGCTTCGGACAACAAAACTTTCCGGCCGGTTTTCCACGCAGATTTGTGTTGCGCGGGTGGTATCAATCGCATTGCGCGCGCAGTGAGAAGTGCAGTCGCCCGTCGTCTGCACTTCCGTATACGAAAGCGGATCCAGCTTCTGTGCGTAGGCCCACAGCATTGCCCGCTGCCCTTCGCCCGTGTTCGTTATGTTCTTTTCCCGATACACTGGTTGATTCTGCGACTCTGCAAAAAGAACGCGCTCTCGCGGGCTGTCGATGTAGCCCTGCAGGCCAGCATCGTACGCCGCCAATGGCTGGAACATGTTGTCGTTGTTATCAGCCACAGAGTGTCTCCTGCCCCGTGGCGTGGCAGTGGTCAATGTTTCGGGCGCGGGCGGTTGGGAATGACGACCCGCATATGTCGCATACTGGTACGGCGCACCTCTCTCGCACTTCTTCTAGTGTCATCGCATAGATTTGAGCGCGGTTGCGGATGCTTGTGCAGTCCCTACATTCCTTTCGGACGCCCGCCAATCGTTTAGTTGCCCGGGGGAATTCCGATGCTGGCTTTTCCACGCCGCAGTCTAAACACACTTGCGAACTAACCGACACTTCGTAATGCACCGCAGCCTTGCGGGCGCTGGTGCAAAGTTTGCACTCGCTTTGCAGTCCGCTACTCTTGTCCTTGGCTCTGTTGAAATCACTTGCCGACTTTCGTTGCTCGCATTTACTGCACGTTTTCTCAGTCACGTTAACGTAAATGTTCTTGGCAGCAGACTTGTAATTGCGACATCTTTTGCAAGATGGTTGGTAGCCATTGCGGCACGGGCTGTATTCAGTCAGTGGCTTTGTGATGCCGCAGACAGTGCAAGGCTTCTCACTCACTTTGTTCTGCGACCTCTCTGCATCCGGTCACCACCTTGTCCACCACACCCTTAAGGGCAACGTCATCCAGCGGTACGTGGTCGGCCAAGACCTTCTCCACCGCTGTATCTAATCCGGCATAGCGGCCCTTCATCTGCGCCGCTGCCAACTTCAGTGTGTTGCTATGCAGCGTTCGCCACATCGACAGCGTGGTGATGAGCGTGCCGTCGTCCTCTGCCGTCTTGTCTGCCAGTGCCGTGTAGATGCGGGACAGCGTAGCCTTATCGCTTCGGCTTGCGTTTGCCATTGCGGCGGCGACCGGGCCTCCCTGGCGTGGGGCTGATGCCGGGAGGAATGAGAATACTGCCAACGCCAAGGCCAGTATCACCGGGATGTGCTTCGTCATTTACTCACCTGTAACATTGCCTGGAGCAGGGCATTGCATGCACTGACAATCACCTTGTCCGTGTGGGCCTCGCGGACAGCGACGATGCTTTCGATCTGCCGCATCACACTTGGCGTTGCTTCGGGCTTCGGAGTGCTAGGCAGGCGGATAGCATGGAGTGGGACATATGTCAGCAGCACAGCCACCACCACAGCCACCAACGCTAGAATTTGAACGTAGCTCACAGTACTTTTGCTCCCGGGATAAAGATCGTTACGCCACCAATGTTTGCTTGGAGCGTGTAGTTCATCAGCTTCTGCGGATCGACCAGGCCCCAGCCGTACACATGGTCATGCCCTTGCTCGCCAACGTCCTTGCAGGTCTGGGCCAGGGCTCGCATCACATCGGCGTGCGTCACCTTGCGATCCAGCTTGTGTTCCGCCGAGACATACAGAGCCAGCACACCTGCGACAAAGGGTGCAGCCATGCTCGTCCCGCTCACAGTGGCGTAGCCATTGGCCAGCCAGCAACTGGTGATGTCCTGCCCTGGTGCTGCGACAGCGACCTGTGCGCCACGGGAACTGAACTCACAGGCCAGCCCCTTGTTGTCCACTGCACCCACAGCGATTGTCTCTGGGAACGCAGCCGGATAGTTCACGGCCTCGCCGTCATTGCCGGCGGCGCAGACCACAATCACCCCGGCGGCAGCGGCTGCACGGATCGCCATGTGGACAGCTTCGTTCGCACGGGACGAACCCAAGGACATGCAGATGATCTGCACCTTGGCTTCCGTGGCGTAGCGGATTGCCTGCTCCACCCACTCGTTGCTTCCCATTCCGCTGTGGCCCAGCACTTTGAGGGAAAGGATTCTGGTGCCGGGGGCAATGCCTTTAGCCAAGCCACTGCGGGCGGCGATGATGCCGCTTACATGGGTGCCATGGCCGAGCGTGTCATGGGCATCGGAGTCGGATGTGAAGTTGCGGTAGTCCACCACCGCGGCGTCCAGTGCCTTGTGCTGGGCAACGCCACTGTCGATCACCGCCACTGTGACTCCATCCCCCTGCGACCGCTGCCACAGGGCCGGGATCCCGTAACTGCACACGCCCCAGTCAACGCCATTCTGGAGGGCGCGGGGCGCGTCTAGGTTTACCCGGTAGGGCGGGAGGTGGACGAGGTTCACACGGCCTTTCCGGCAGCGAGCGCCTTAAGAATCGCAATCACAAGGGGGAGGATCACCGTGGTCAGCAGCTCCCAGTCAACGCCGAGAATCCCAAACTCAGCACCCGCCTGGAACAGCAGGGCTTCGTAGTCTTCTTGGTCTTCCAGATCACCAAACCCGCCAGACAATGCCTGCACCGACACGGCCTGGGATTCCAGCACCGGGATCAGCAGACGAGCAATCGAATCCACCAGCAGCCACTGCTCAATGAACGGCAGGTCTTTCCGCCAGCCCTTGCCGATCTCAATGATCTTCAGCAGGACGGTCTGGTTGGCGAGCAGGAACTTAATGACGCGGAGGTTCATAGATCGTCGTCCTCAAAATCCAAGATGGCCATGGCCACAACGGCGTGGCCTGCGATGTCGGCAAGCGTCTCTCTGATAGCTATTGTCCGCTCTGGGCCGATCATCCCCCGGAGCCGCCGGCACTTCTCCCCAATGCGGGCCAACTGGTAGACCCACGGCTCAATACCCTCCTCCGATACGCCTAGCGCGTTCTCCAGGGGGCTCTCTGTGCAGCCGTAGTATCCCCGCTTCCGGTTCAGCAGCCGCCACAGCTCATCACAGATGGCCCTGTAGGGGTCTTCACCAGGGTCGCCCTCGGCATGCCTTAACGATCCGTCCAAACTCTGCCCAAAAACTGGGGTGGTGCCATGTATCATCGTCGGTGTCCTCCTCATCACACAGGAAAGCGGTTCGGGCATGTGCCCACTCCTCCGCAAAAGTCTCAATCATTGCGTCTCGGCCTAGGCTGTCTCGCAGGATGATCACCCCGCGGTCAGCGTCGTCATTGAGGGTGAAGCACCCCAGCATTTCTGGCATTGTCTTGGCTGGGCGCACTGCTACCCGCACTGGGAAGGTCAGAGGGAACCTGCGTTCCGCCCAGTACTTCAGCTTGCGGGCCAGCTTGCGCCTCCAGCAGGAATTTAGGGGCATCAGTCAGCTCCAGAATCAACAGCCAGGGCCGGTCGTTACGCCGGTGTAGCACCACCGGGACTTTCCCCTGACAATCCCGGCGGGCCTGAGCCAGCCAGTCGTAGGGGTTCCCGCGTTCGGTACGCTTCACCTCCAAGTGAATGCCCGTGTAGGAGCTGATGACATCCGGACTGTCGTTTCCCCCGGCAAACTGCTGCCCTCTTCTGGCTGTGCCGCCCATTACAAACGCCCATACCTTGGACGCTTCCAGTTCCCCACGGCAACCCTTGGCTCTGGAATTCACTTTGTATATCTCCCCAGCAGTCCGTTGCTGTGCCGTGCTTCGACCAATGAGAGGCTAGGGAACTGTTCGGTCAGTTGCTTTATCGCTGCCGCAGGGGTCAGCTTATCCACGGCACGCTCGTTCGCACGGAGCCATTTCCCCAGGCGACCACCAAGGTTCAGGTCGGCGTTCGGGCCAAGCGGTTCCCAGTACAGCAGGAACTTGTAGGTGTCTGTCCGGACTTCTGTTCCTAGCAGCATCACTCTGGCTCCTCGGCGCGGATCATCGCCTCAATCACATCCGCGTAGTGGTGGGGGTATTCTTCTGCCACGCCGCGTTCGATCAGATAGTCAGTCAGTCTCTCGCCGGTAGTGATGTCGGCAAGGTCAGCGAGCAGCCGGCCATACTGATCTCTGACCCAGTCGTAGGACACAAGGTGCAGCCGGTCGGCATCCGCGTGGATCTCCACCCAGTCCACAATCGCAGACTTGGCACTCTTCTTACATCGCACGCCGCACAGCACAACGTAGACAGCCACCATGCTGGCAAGCTGGGGAGCTGTGCATCTCACCAGTACAGTGTCACCACGTGTAACGCGGATGACTTGTGCTACGGTTTCCTGGCCGTCCATGTGCCTACGTTCCGCTCTCGCTCTGTCAGGTAGTACTGAGGCACAGGTTCTGGGTCATAACCTAAGTGCTTCTTATGCTTTAGCGATGCAAGGAAAGCTGGATCGTAGTTCTCAGGATCACAGTCTTCCTTAACGCCAAGCAGTATACGCCTGTCTAGGTCGGGTTGTCCACTGAAAATCTGGCCGCTATGCAACACGCCATGGCACCTCTCGCACAGCCGTAAGCAATTACGGATGTCATGCTTACGGCCAGCACCACCAATCAGATGGTGAACCTCCAGGCTGCGGCGACCATCGGACTCTGGCCACCAGCACACAGCACAACATCGGTGAAGGGCAACCCAGTCTAGTAGCGCCGCTCGCTCAGCCTTGTTCATCCAAGACAGTATACAGTTGAACAGGTTCTATCGCAACTGCGTGCCGTAGCCACATGTCAATGTCATATCGCTCGGGATGACAGAGAGAACATAGCTGGGCCATCGGCTGATACATAACCCGGTAGTTCTTCTTGCTAGTAGACAAACCCGTCGACCACATGCGGCACACGGTATCCTCACCAGTCCACAGATGGGACTTTCCGGTTAGATCACCAAGCCTGTTACACCTCACTAAGAAACCCCTTACTTTCGGCAGACTACGCATATCCATTAAGCCCCCAAATCTGTTTCGGTACGGAAGACCAGACCGACTCCCTGGAAGAAATCCAAGAAGTCAGCGGAACCTGTTTCGGTTGGAGCCGACCGGCCCGCCCATCGGGATGGTTTTGATGTCGCAGTTACCCTCAATTAACCCTGTCACTGCGCTGCGATTGGCATATGCCTCGGTGAATTCGGAGTCGTCAGAAAAACACCTTTACCGCAGAGAAACCTAGTCAACCGCGGGATTGCCTCTCGGCGCGTCTCCGCGGGGTTGCCCCCTCTTCGCCATTCCATGGCAGCGGCAAGCCTTGCACAGCTTGCCTTCGGCGGGGGGCCGATCTTCATACCGTGTGCCCATCCTGGGGCTATGTGTGTGCAGAGTTATTTGCTAGCCATCATCCAGAGTCCAATGTTAGCAGCCGAATACGATGCGTAAGTGATTGCCATCGCAGTGTTTCCGATCATCCCTTGCTCAATGGACACGTACAGGTAAATGAACCCGGTGATGATGATCAGTGAGCTGCTCATTCGATTCCCCATCCGTATTGATAAAGCGACGGTTACTGTCGATTCTGGCATATGATCGGTCGGCCTCCCATCAGTCATCTAGCAGACCCGGGGACTCCCTGAGCATATCGCGGATCAATTCTAAATGCGCGCGTGTTTCTTCAGATTTCTCGCAGTGCTTAAGAATATGCCTGCAGTACTGGTCAACAGTCCCGATCACCGTCTTCGCATTCCGCCCCTGCATGGCTGCGGTGAAGTCGGCTTGGTCGTCGGGCAGTCGGTAGCGAATGATTACGTGGGGCATTGCATTACCTAGTTCGCATTTTAGGAACACCACCCGGCGGGTGTAGGCTGCGAGGCTCACCGGGTTCCCCAGCCTGCCTCGCACGGTTTATCAGTCCGCTGCCGTCCCGCCGGGTGGTGAACGCAAGGTGACGCTAGTGGCTACTATGTGCGGAGTCGATCCAGTAGGTGACGCAGCACGGCAGATATGTCGTTGTCTTCGGTGTCGAAAAGATCAACGGTCACTATCGCTGCGACTTCAATCGCCTCCCGCTCCGCGTCAGTGAGGGTGGGTGTATTGCCGGTGCCGTCATGGCAATGCGAGGCAACCGCTTTATCATTGCGGCCCTCGTCGCTCACGGCTATCGCGTCCGGCACAGCGTCATGATTTGTCGGGCTTTCAGCCATTTTCCCGGCGTCGGGAATATGGTGGCGATCAGAATTCCACAGCCGATCCATGTCTGCATGCGCCGCATCCAGCCGCAGCCGCACCCGGCCGCCGGCATGCATGGCAGCGTTGAGTTCGGCTTGCTCGTCGGGTAGGCGGTATCGGAGGATGACGTGCGGCATGTTCCAGATTCCAGAATGCGGTACTACCTAGTTTACTACCTAGTTTCTGCGGATGCTACCTAGTTTGCGATTCACAATCGCCCGCTGTGGGCCAGGTGAAGCCCTCGCCAGTTGCGGAGACGGCTGGCGATGTCGCCATCGTAGGCAGCGGCGGTGATAGTGTGGGTCATGTCCACCTCGGGTATATGAGAACGCCGTTGGTCTTGCTGCCGTTGAGAACTTCGATTGCGCAGATGCGAGGGAACTCTGCAGTCATCATCTCGGCCGTAGCCAGGAAGGGCTGGCTATCGATCAGAGAACGATTGCCGTCCACATAGTCTTTGATGACAAGGTAGTCATCGACATCGCTGGGGCCGGCAGGCTCACGCTCCACCCATGTGCGGATGATTGTGGTGAGCGTGCGGAAGGCCAGGATGTTTTCGTACAGCCGCTCGGGCTTTGAGAAGTTTGGCAGGAAGCTCATACGTCACCCCACATTCCTATTAGTTTTGCTCGGAGCCTTGCGACCTCGGCCTCTAGCTGCTGGATCCGCTTTGTCAATTGTTTCACTTTCTCCCCCTCCTTGGACGAACATTCCAGTGTCACCGTCTACAAACTCCAGTAATGTATGTGGGTACAGTAGTTCTAGCAATTGAGTAGCATTACGCAAGTGAGACTTTGGGGCGACCAAAGTATTTACGTTGTGGTTGCGTCCGCGGTCGAACACCACCTGCTCCTTCCATGTGTCATCCCGGTCTAGGGCCGACACCCACACCCACTGGCCGGTCGGCTTGGACTTAAAGATGTAGGCAAAGTGCTTTAGCCTTTCCTTCTCCATGCCCTGCACATTATCAACGAACACAGTGTCGTAGGGGTAATCCTCCGGGGAGGTGAATACGATGCTGCGTTCCTTTATCTCCACGCTCATTAACACCACTGCGTCTGGAGTCTCGCAGTGATCGGTGAGTTTATTAAACCCCTTCAGCACCAGCTTGCGTCCGTGCGAGGCCGACCGGCCGGCGGAACGCAGGTCATCGACCCACGCCCGCTCGGCCCGGTGGCCGTTAGTCAATGCCGATTTGAACGAACGATGAGCCACGTGGCCTCCATGCGTAGGCGCGAATCCCAGAGCGGGGCTCGCTGAAGTTACGACCTCGGACAATGCGGGCCTCCTTGGCTCGCTTGTACAACTCTGCCGGCGGCGGATCGCTGGGGCGAAGCCCGTCGTCCAGCCATTCCAACTGGGCGGGAATCCATTCGGCCCCCCGCAGTTCGTCCGCGTCACGCCGTACCGCTGCAGACCATTCAGCCGTCTGGCCGAAGACCTCTGCGATGTCAGCGTCGTCGTAGCCGGGATCCAACTGGCAGATCACAGCCAGCCTCGCAATGGACGGGACGCCCCCGTACGACCGTAGGATACGGACTACGCCCTCGCAGGTCGTCCGCTCAAACCCCAGGTCGTCCGCTACCCTCCTCGTCGGTTCCTTGTTGATCACGCAGCGATGGTATAGCTGCCCTGCGAATCCCAAAGCATGCTGCAATGGCCCGGCACAATCTTTTCCAAAAGCCCAACTTAACCTTGTCATCAGACCCTCCGTGAATGTAAGCATGCTCTGGCGGGAAAGCATGCGGAACGTCAAACCGCCACAAGATCTCCGTTACCGTCTCATCGACTAGCAAATCGTTCTTCTCGTCCATGTCGTCTCCCCAGTTCCTTTCGGAACATAGCTTTGATCCAACCATTCAACTTGCCGTTCGTCGCAGCCCAAGACACGTAGTGGTCAGGCAACTCTGAGAGTTTGAAGCCGGCGTACTTCCCCTTCAGCGGGTTGTTGTAAGTGCCCACTGACCGGACTCCCTTCCATGTGATATCCACATCACGCCCATGGACGCTGCCTGCTCCCCGTCCGTGGGTGTTGCGGCGCATCTCTTCGATGAGCCTGGCACTGGCGAGCTTCTCAGCCTTCTTCGCAGCAGCCTCCGCAGCCAAGGCATCTATCTCCGCTTGCGAGAGTGGTTTTTTCTCGGCCGCTTCCCGTACACCTTTTTTGACTTCCTCGTCGTCGGAACCACAGAACATGTCCACGGCCGTGATGACTGTGTGATCCAGAGTTCCGGCTGTGCAATCAACAATTTTGAAATGAGGCTTATCGGAGCGAGCGATTCCCGCAATTCTGTCGGCAGCGGTGAGAAGACCGTCTCCGTCAACAACCCCGGGGAGAGGACGAGTGGCTCGTCCAACGCATTGCAACCAGAAGGATCGGGATCGGGTTGGTCTGGCAAGGATGAGGGTGGCGGTCGGTGGGTAATCGAATCCCACGGCGACGACTTGGCAGTTGACCAAGACTCTGGCCTGCCGGGACTTAAAGGCTGTGAGTGCATCGGCTCGCTCCTCGTCAGGCATGGTGCCCCAGACACAGACGGCGGGGATCCCGTAGTTCCTAGTCAGGTACTCAGTCGCACCCTTGGCTGCAAACACACTGCCTGTGAAGAGGACGGTCTGACCTTCCATCTCTTCAGCGGTGATCATGCAGGCACGGTGCAAGTTGGCTTCCTTGTTCAGCTCCGCGGCGAGCTTCGACTGGTTGAAGTCACCACCGACAAGATTGACCGCCGACAGATCCAGTGACTCCACACGGCTCAGCTTGCAAATAGGCGGCACTGACCATCCGTTTGCGATGGCCCAGTGGAGGTCGTAGTTACAGACGGACTCTTCGTAGAACTGCATGCGTTACTCCTAAGCATGGGTTTGCCATCCATCCTGAATGGCGTAGCGGTGAATCCAGCGACCATGGCTCCTTGGTCTTGGAAGAACTTCAACATCTCAATCACAGCCTCACTGCACTGCATGTGGGCTTCGTCAACGATCACAAGCTGAAAGCCATTCAGCCGGCGGTATCTCTTCTCACCCTGGCGAGAGGATAATAAGGTTTGCTTGCTGGCGACGATGACCTTGGAAGGCCAGCAGTCACGCTCGGCAACGTAGTCGGCCATCTCAATATCGGGATCGGAGTCAGTGATCTGCCGCACCTTGTCAGCAGCCTGCCAGACCAGCTCACGCATGGGGGCGATGATCAACGTGCGGCCTTCGATCTGATCAGCGAGTGCAGTGAAGACCACGGTTTTGCCAGCGCCAGTGAACAGTCCAACCAGCGTGGACTTCACGCCTCGCTTCATTGCGTCCAGCAACGAGTCGATCACTTCTGTCTGGTAGTCACGCAGCCTGAGCATGGAACCTCCTTGTAAAAAAGCCCGGGGGAGGGCGGGCCGGAGTAACCCGCCCTCAACCCCGGGGGGCGCCTTTGCGCCGCGGACGGATCAACGGAACTCTGAGACGAACTCTTCTTCTTCAACAGCGGCCCGCTTGCCACCAACCAACTGGATGGCATTGACGTTCAGAATCATCTTGGATCGCTTCTGGCCTTCCTTCTCCCATGTCTGCTGATCCAGTTCCCCCTCAACAAGCACCTGTGTGCCCTTGTTCAGAAAGGCAACGACTCCGCCACCTCGCCAATATTCACAATCCATAAACAGGACTTTGCCCTGCTTGTACGGACTGTTGACGGCGATGGAGAACTTCACCACTTCACGCTCACCTGCCGTGCGGACTTCGATATCCGCAGTCAGGTTGCCCATCAGAATCGTCCGGTTGTAACTAGCCATTGGTCACTGTCTCCTTATCCCAATGTTTGACAAACTCAGCCTTGCAGCGGTCATACACATCCCGCCCAATCGCCTTCTCTCGCAGCCGTAACTCCACGGTCTGCATCACCTTCACGGCATCGGGCCTGCTGCCCGCATTGCCAATCGCAGTCTTCCACCCTGCCTCCAGCTTTTCAGTGGATACGCGGACTTGGAGGTTCCCTGCCTTGGTGGGCACAACAGCCACAGTCTCACCGTCATCATCCGCCTCGCCAGAGAATCCTCCGGTGAGTGCCATCAGCAGGGTTCGCTTGGCATACGTCGTTGCCGCACCAAAGCCCTGCATGTCACCTTTTGGATTAACCAGTGGGGCAATGCCTGTGATGTACTGGCCCGTCTTGTGACGCAGTGTTCCAACCAGCACCCACTGGCCGGCAATCAGACCCGGCCGGAAATCCGGCAGAGCCAGACCGTGCTTGGTCAGCGGGCCACGCAGTGAGTCGCAGCAAGTTGCGTAGGAACTGAACCTGCTTTTGAAATGCGGGTTAGCAGCGTCCAACTCAACGTGCTTGTACTCAGCTTGTGCCTTGGCCAATGCCTCTGTGAGCGCACTGGTATCTGGCGATGACGATGGCCCCAAGATCTCATTGTTGTCGTTCATACTGTGATGACCTCCTCCTCTTGTCTCTTCGCCCACACAGGGAACTGAAGCTCCGTGATCTCTCCAGCATCCGCCGCCTCATAGACGCCGGTATCTCTCCGCAGACGAACCTCCTCCATTACGCGCGCCATACGCAGGCCCGCCTCATCCACAACCTCCGTGGGCAGATAGAACACATGGCAGGCATAAGGCGCCATGGTTTGAACGAAGACGAATGGCATGCGGAACTTCTCCATGCCGAGAGCCATCGCCCCCTGCACGTAGAACCATTCCTGCTCGGCGTAGCCGTAGTCCATCACACTGCGGTAGATCTTGTCCCACGTGCTGGAGGTGGTCTTCAGATCCCACCACAGGCTCGGGGTGCAACCGTCGGGCCTGACCTTGCAAAGCTGGCCGGCCAATTCAAAGAAGACCGACACCTGCGTCTCAGTGGTCTGCTCCACCAGTGCCTTGGCAGCAGGGTTCTCCAAGAGGTGCTGGAGCATGATCTCTAGCTGCCAGCCCTCTTCGGCGTTGCAGTCGATCAGCCCCTTCCTCTCGGCCTCTTCCTTCCAAGCGTCGTAGGCTTTCCCCCGGCGGGCACCATTGCTGGCCAGAACATCCGCTGGCGGGATGGCCAGAACGTCAGTCAACTTTTTCCCCTCACAGACGGCCGAGACGAGCGTGTCGAACTTGCTACCCGTGCGGGTGGCCGTGGAGCCCCCAAACATGGAGTGACCAAGATCCATCCAGCGTTGGGCCTCGCCGCCAAACCGGGCGACAGAGTGCAGGTACGACCTGCCCAAGAAATCTGTGTGAGCGTGGTACTCCGCGTTGGGCATACCGATAATCTTCTGCGGGAACTTGTCCATATGTACACTCCTAGAAAGAAGCCCCATCCTTGGGGCGGAAAGAATCCCTCCGGATAAGACGCCGCCCAATGACGAGCGAACGCCCCAACTGGCCGATGGCGAGGAGAGTGAGCAGAAGGCTCACTTCAGAGAGAAAGATGAGGCTGGTTAGGAGGGCTAGGTAGGAGCCCTGTATGATTCGGGAGAGCCCCCCACTAAGGGGGCTTCTGCGACCGATCCTATCCAATTGAGCTAGGGGTGCCATATGGCCCGGGAGTTTAGCAGACCAGTTGTTCTTTGTCACGCGGGGGATACTCTGACCCCCCACACCAAGGTCAACAAACTTGCCGCCACCTGCATGTCTGTCCGACAATTCGCTGAAGCCTACGCCCTCCGCACGGGGGCTTCTCCCAACTACCGTGAGCAACTCATTGTGCTGACCAAGCGCCTCCCGTGGGGGGTTGGCGATTTGACCGTGGCCAACATCGATGCGTACCTCACTCAGGCTCTGACACATCTCGCTGCCTCCACGGTACACAACCACCGCCGCATGCTGGGCACGCTCCGCAAGGCCGCTCTCCGAGATGGCCTGCTGGTGGACGATTGTACAGTCCCGATCCGGCGTGTCAAGCACTATCTGCCGATGGTCAGAGCTTGGACGCACGCGGAGCTTCGTCACTTGCTTGCGGTAGCCGCGGAGATGCCGGGGAGTACGCTGTATTGCCCGCACCGCATCTTGCTGAGAGCTTGGATTTTGGTGGGCTACAGCAGCGGTCTGCGGCTGGGTGACATGCTGTCCATCACCTACGACGCCCTGCGTGGGGATCGTCTCGCTACGGTGATGCAGAAAACGCGGCAGCAGCATGTGGTCGTCCTTGACTCTTTAGCTATCGCAGCGATCCATTCGCTGCCCCGCCGCGGCCCCAAGATCTTCGGTGGGCTGGTCGGTAGGAGCCGGATCATAGTGGCCATGCGCGCACTTGTCAAACGTGCAGGTCTGACGGGCTCGGGCAAATACCTGCGTAGAAGCAGTGCCACATACGCGCAACTAGCTGGCATCGACCCCAGTGGACACTTAGGTCACCTGAGTCCCGGGATGAAACGCCATTACCTAGACGAGGTCATCTTGTCGGATATGAAGCGCGCGGTGCCAAGCTTAGAGCTGACCCATTAGCGTTTCCAAGGGATCGGCTTCTAGCTTCTTACGCTCACGGGCCTTCTTCGCCGCTTCGGCCTGGATGACCTTGTACAGAAGGTACATGTCTCGCTGCTCCTTCGGCATGGCTCTCAGCACATCCTCGGGGACGGTGAGGTTTTCATATGTCCTCACGCCTGGCACTGTGGTCAGGAGCTTGTTGAGCATGTCCCGTGCGGCGAGTTGCTTTGTCCGCTCGGCATCAACGTCTGTCAGCTTCACGCCAGCCAGCAGATTGAACGCTGCCTTGGAGTAGCGGTCGGCTGGGTCTAGCCGGTCGTCTCGCAGTTGCCTGTATGTTCCAATCGCCCTAGAGCCAAACGGCAGGAAGTTCGTCGCAAGCTGCTCCAAGGGGCGACCGATGGGGCCGATGTCTTGTTCCAGTACAGAGTACAGATCGGACATCTGCCGGCCGCTGTACAACTGGCGGTTGGTGACGTATTCGATTGGGGCTTTGATGATCGGGTTTGCCATCCCAAGAAGATTGGAGCCGGTCTTCTGAATGCTGTCAGCGATCTGGGATGGCAGGGTGGAGCCGACACCCGGGGTCATCAGGCCCAGCGTGGACTCCCATGGCAGATCGACATTCGTCAGGTATCTCCGGAGCCCAGGCTTGGGGCTTCCTCCTAGGAGCGAAGTCCAGTCTTCTGGGAGTGGGATGGCTGCGGACTGACGCAGGTGTTCCGGCACCATGCTGTCGTCGGTGGGTTCTGTACCCCGGGCGACGGCACGGATCGACTGCCCTTGGATCCCACCGGGTGCGTAGATCATCCGGTCGGCAATGCTGGGCATAATGCCTTTTTGGAACGACCAAAACGGCGCTACCCGCTTCATTATCTTGCGGTCGAATTCGGTGAGAGCAGACCCGCTATAGTCCACGTTCACCATGCGGTTTAAGTCACCCGCCACGCCGGGATCGACACCCTTGCGGAGCTGGTTGATGAACGTGCCCTGCCGCAGGGCGTCTTCTACCGTTCCGCCTACGGCATCGTTCATTACCAAGAGCGGGTTGGTGTTCCTGGTCGCAGGCTCTTTGAAATATCCTACGCCTCGCATGGAGGTCATATCGGATGCGAACTGGCCCCATGTCCTATCGGGTTGGTACGCCGCGCGGGCTACTGAGTTCCCAGTGTCGCCGCCGGGGAACGATGCCCGGATGGCTTGCTCTGGCCGACCAGAGACATCGTCTACAATGTTGCCGCTAGAGACTCGCTGCGAACCCTGCATCTCCATGTATCGCTGCAGGATCTGATCATCGTTCAATCCGCGGAACGAAGGGGTGTTGCGTAGCCGGTTGATCAGCGGGCGATAGTTTCCGCGGCTAGCCTGGTAGCCGGCCAGATGATCCATTGGGTTGAATGTATTGTGTGCGGCGGCATTGGCTACACCGCTATACAGATTGCGGAAGTGAAACGCCGGGCTTGCTAGGGCACCGACCTTAAATGCGTTGGTCACATTGTCCAAGCCGCGCACCAAACCTTGTGCCGGAAGGGAGGCGCTGATCTGCGGAGCAAGTGTGCTGAGCGATTGGATGTAGCGTTCGTTGATCGAATAGTTGGTGGGGTCATTCCCCGTCAGTCTCTGCCACATCTGGCGGAAGTTACGGGGATCGTAACCAAGACGCTGCGCAGCATCAGCGAGAGGAATGTTCACACCACCCGCCACTGCCCCGGCAGGTTCTGTTACGGCAAGTTGCTCCAGTCGCCGTGTAAGGAACTCAGTCTTCCCCAAGGTGACTGCCTGACCCTGCTGATAGCGTAGTACGTTCTCAAATGCGGGCGTGTCATAGATGCCCGTACCAGTGCGGGCGAACTGAGTGTCGGCCGAGCGGACAATGTCTGCGAGGTCACGGTAGTTGCGTGCAACGCGGGCTTGGAGAGCCGTCTCCATGGTGGCACGCTCTGCTGCCGACGCTGCGACATATTCTGGCGAGGTGCGAACGGAATCCTCAATGCCTTGGTAGACCGACTGACCCTGTGCCTTGCGACCAACCGCCTCAAAGGCACTGTCTAGGATCATCCTCGCCTGCTGCTCATTGGCGTTGATGAGTGCCTGCTGAAGGCCGCGGGAATCGACGCCCCGCCCCGTGTTCGCAAACTGTTCAGCGGTCGTTCCCGTCAGCTCGTTGAACGTCGCTTGGCCACCAACGACATCGGTGTACTCTGGGCGATGCCGTCCAAAGCTATCCCCGGTATTGATGAACCGTTGGCCGCGTGTCATCGGCCTAGCCGTAGCCGCACCAGCCCCCGGGATAGTCGGAGGGGCGGGTTGTTCAAACCACTTCGTCTGTCTTGGAATCCAGCCTGTCTCAGCGTTGGCGCTCGTCCACCGCGGAGCAGGCAACCCAGCGTCTATAGCCTGTGTCTGTGCGGTTTGCTCCAGGTCTACCATGCGGTCACGGATGACTTGGAACTCAGGGATGTTCTCCAACACCCAGTCTGCAACTGGATTGCCGCTGGTACGTAAGCCGAGTGGGCCTTGGGCTCCCCCCGCCAACCGCGAGGGTTGTGATTCGACGTAGGCACCCAGTGCCCGCTGGGTATCTGAGCTTTCAAATCGGCGCAACGTCCTCGGAATCGCTTGGCCTGCGAGTGGCCCGCTGGGGATAGTGTCAGGCACCGCGGCCCTGGTGGCGCGGAACAGGAGCCCCGTGGCTTCGCCATCGACTTGCTCCAGCCTATCTCTCGCCGCACGCGCAGCCATCCGATGGTCTAGTTGCAGATTGTTGGTCAACTCCAAGTCCCGGCTCACCACACCCAATGGGCCGGCAGCGGGGCTGGTGAGTGACGCAGCCGTGCGGGTGATGTTCCCGATCACAGGAGCGGTCTTCGTCCAGTTGCCAAGCGAGTCCATGTTGCGGGCCACGGCATCGCCAAACGCCCCACCGCCGATGCTAAAGCCGATGTTCGTCCCCGGGATGCGGAAGTCGTCCAACACGCCCACGGCGTCGTTCATCCCATTAGCGCCGAAGCGATCAAACTGTGCTTGGAGGCGAGCTAGTGCATCGGGGCGTTGGGCGACCGGCAGTTGGTCTATCAGCGTCTGGGGCGTGGAGAGACGGTTGTACTCTCGCACGCGGGGCATGCGGGTTGTATAGGCAGGTAAGCCGCGGGCCGCACGCAGGGGGTTGAGGTTATCAACGGAGTCCAAGGCGGCATCACGCAGCAAGCCAGCAGCCTTTGCCGCCTTCCCCGCCGCGGACTTGGCCCCCTGCCCAATCACGGCGCTGGTGCCAAGCGATGCGTATGTCAACGGATCTAGAAGAATCTCAGCGGCCAATCCACCGCCGAAATTTCCCCACGTGTCCTCGTCACCCGCCATGCCGTACTGCCGCAGCAGCTCACGGCCAGTGACGCGATCCTCAGAGGATCCAAAGACACTGAGCGGATCGCCAGCGAGGATGCCTCGCACTAACGAGCCCGGGGTATCTAGGATGTACCCGGCAGTAGACAAGCCAGACGCGCCGACCGAAGCCAGCGAGCGGAGCATGCTGCGCTTTTCCTCTTCTGGCAAGAGGTCGGTGAGCGTAGGGTCGTCGTCCGGGATCCCCTCTTGGCCATTCAGCAGGCCGTAGGGATCGTATAGATCAAAGAGTGGTGAGCGTGCCATTACCTACCCACGGGCGGTGGTGCTGCGGGCCGTGGCCCGCCCCGGGGATCGCGTGGTGCTACAGGCAGAGGGCCACGCGGGCCGTTACGAGTGCCAGCCCGGTCGTAGCGGCGACGATCTGCAGCTTGGCGGGCGGTTTCGCGCGCCAGCGTCTCGTCCATGCCATAATCCCTAACAAATGCCGCGGCCAAGTTTGCTTCGTCAGTGTCGGACATTCCGCCGTAACCGCCCATCATCGGGAAGCCCTCGTCACCACTGTCGTATTGCAGGGCCAAGCGGTCGGCTTCCTTTTGCGCCATCGGAGATGTGACATTACCTGCGGTGAGATCTTGGCGACCGGCGGCGGCGGGGTCGGCCTCCCTGGCCTCGCGGTCTAGTTGGGCTAGCTTCGCATCGACCAAGCGGCCGTCCGGTGTATTCCGATCAGCTTTCTGCCCAGCGGCGGCAGCATCCACCTGTGCGACGAGTGCGCCACCAGGCAGCATGTACTGCAGGGACTGTCGCTGATCTTCAGAGACGCCCGGCTCGTCCATCATACTGAAAGCGTTCACTTGGTTCTTGGCCCGGTTCTGACCAGCGAGCATCATCTGGGCACGCCATCGATCAGTACGCGCATTGCTGTCGGATCGCTGGCCTGCTCGTACGGCTTGGCGGCGTTCCTCTGGTGTCATCGCCTGCAGTTCGGCTTCACTGACACCTGACCGATCTGCGAAGCGAGCAATCTGCCGCTCGTCCATATACGCCTGCTGCTGTTGCTGAGCAGCTTCGTTCTGTTCATAGACATAGTTCGACCCAGTGGGGCCGCGGCGAAGCCCTAAATTAAAGCCCGGCAGAGATTGGTCTTGTGCTTCCAGATCCGCCCGTGGGCCTAGTCGCCCAAGGCCACCAGGAACATCTCGCCGCCCCAGACCCTGCATGGTCAAAGGCTCTTGGCCCGTGCCAAGCATGTAGGCCACACCGCCATCGGGAGTGTCAACCGGAAAGAATCCCCGCGCCGCCATGTCCCGGTCACGCTGGGAGGGCTGGTACGCGGCGTCTGGGTGGGCAGAGCGATATGCCACATCCTCGTCCAAGACTCGCGGGCGTGTCATATAGTCAACGGCGGCACTCATCTTGTCAAAGTGTTGCCCCGGCGTGACCTTGCCTCCACCTCGCACGCTGCGAGGGCCAGGTTCAGCTTGTGGCATATAGCCCTGCGCACGGATCTGATCGGGCGACACAGTCGTCTCTCGCGGGGGCTGCATCACTGGAGCAGGTGCGGGCGCAGGCTCCAAAGCCTCGCCGGCCATCTGACGCGCGGCGACGACAATGGCTTCTTGGCGATCCATGCCTTGTGCAACCAAGCGGCGTACTAGCGACATGTGCCGGGCGTCGGTAGGCGTCAACACCGGATCGGGCGTGATCGGGGCAGCGGCACTGGCAAGGGGATCTAGTTCATCGGGTCGCATCTGCTATCTCCTAGTACGTGCGTTGCGCATCTCGTCGCCCTGAGCCTGGAGGCGTCGGACTTCCGCCATAATCTGCTGAGCCTGCGGAACCTCACGGCCAGCCTTGCTGCGCATCTCATTGAGCTGTGCAATCAGAAACTGGGCCTGCGCATGCGGGTCTTGCGGATTCGCCCCGGCGACACGGCCCGCAGCTTGGGGCGAGCGAGAGTTCCGCATCTCATTGCTCTGGGCCAAGAGGGCATTGATCTGCGGAGCTTCGGGAATCTCCCTGCCTGCCTTCTGCCGGCGGGAATTCAATTCACCGATCAGCATCTCAGCCTGCTGGCGAGGATCGTATCCACCCTGGCCAGCAGCCTCACGCTTCTGTTCACGGGCGTTGTACTGACTCTTAAACGTGTCAGCAAAGTTACTCTCATCCACGCCACTGCTATCGACAACTGGGGCAGGGCGAGATTCCGCCACAAGGTCAGCGGTTCCGCCTGTGCTAGTAAGTCCGGCGGGAGGTGCTTGTGGAGGCGGTACGGCCTGAACGCCCGGCTTCATAGCCTGCTGGCCGACCATGTACGCCCCGGCACCCAATGCGCCCGCAGCCGCCACGCCACCACCCATCATTGCCAAGTCCTGTGCAGTCTGCCCGCGTTGGGCAGCTTGCTGGGCACGCACGGCAGGATACGCCTGCTGCATCTGCAGGGCGTCTCGGGCCATGGGGGCGAATGGCTGGTTGCGGAGGTTGTTCTGCTTGCCACTCAGTAGAGCTTGGTTGCGTCCGGAGGCACGGCTCATCTCTGTCCAGAGGTCACCGCCCAAGCCCATGTCCGCGGCGGCAGGAGGAGGAGCCTGGATGGCATCTAGTCCTGTAGGAGGATCGGTGGCTCGGATTGGGGCGCGGAGCAGGGGAGTGATGTCGCCGTTGCGCACCAAAAGCTTCTCAGCGTCAGACAGCATCTGGAACTCAGGTGAGTTGATGAGCTTACGCATATCCATGCCGCCGCCCGGGGGGCCAGCTACAAGGTTGCGGATCATCGCTGCATTGTCAGCACCCTCTGCGAGGTTCTGCACTCCGGAGCGGATGGGATTGGGCATTATGCTTTCCTCTTCTTAGCTGGAACGTCTGGCATTTCATCGGACGGGAGGTCGTCCTCAGTAACGAGCGGCGTGTTGGGCTTGCCGTGCATCTCTTCGTCCAAGTCGGCAAGGTCGTTCTTCTCCTTCTTGGGAGACTTCTCGTCCTTGCTCAGCTTGGAGATGATTTCCTTTTCCTCTTCGTCGCTGGCAGCGAGCAATTGTTTAACAAGTCGCTTCAGCCCAGCCTGTGTCAGATCGTCTAGATCAAAGTCTAAGCGTGCCATTAGTCCAAGAGCCCTCCAAGAATCGACGTTGCAAAGTTAAGCGCACTGTTCTGCCGTTGAAGGGCAGACATCTGCGTGTTGTATTGCTGCTGCTGAAGAAGAGCCCCAATGGATTGCTGCTGCGAGGCATCGGCCTCGGCGTCTTGCACGGAGTACGCGGTGTTGTAATCCTGTGCGTTCTGTCGCTGGGAGTAAGCGTCAGCGATACCAGTAGCCATCTTCCGCGCGCCCAAGATTCCTGCTTGGCTCTGCTGGCCGGCACCACGGGATTGACCGGCGCGATCCATCGTCTTCATCTGAAGTCGGGGGTCGCCTTGGGCAATAGCGTCTGCGTACTGATTATTGAACGCAGAGCGAATCTTCTGGGGTGCGAGCATTAGTACAGACCTCGCAGTAGGCTACCGATGCCGCCAAACATCCCGTCCATGCGAGTCTGCGTCAGGCTATCTCGCTGCCGCTGGAGCTCCATGTCGTTCTGCATTCCTTGCAGCGAGTACTGATTGGCGAAGTTTTTGCTCTGCTTCGCTAGCTCTGATTGTCGGCGTGCTTGCTCCACGGCATCGACAGCCATTGCGCTGGCTGTCAGTGAAGACAGAACGTCGCCGTGAGCCGATGGGTAAGAGCTATAGGGTGATCTCATTAGCGAGCCTTTGTCACTTGCCAGCCGGGGCCCTGGGGCTTGTACATCCCAGACGCTACGCTATCACGCCAATTCTCTTGGCTCTGCCTGTAGTAATCGGCCAGCCGCCCGGTTGCGTAACCCTGCTGGTCGTCCTGCCGCCTCCTCTCCGCATCCGCCAAGCGGTACTGCTCTTGCTGGTTCTGGGCTTTGCTATTGAAGATGCCTGTGTTTCCGATGCTGTCATCCCACAGCGACCTCACGCCGCCAGCGGCAGAACCGTAGGCGGCTTTAGCATCACCCCAGCCAGATCGCATGTCGCCCTGCACGCCGCTAATGCGATTTGCCGAGTCTGTGTATCCACCGGCCAAGGCTTCCAAGATCGAACCCGTGGGGATCGCTTGGCCCGGTCGGTTGCTGTTCTCCATGGAATCCCGGGAGAAGTCATAGAACTGATTCATTCCGCTAGTGGAGGCGCCTAGATTTAGCACGTTGAAGTCTCTGAGAGCGTCGTACGCATCTTTCGTCATAGTGCGTGGCATCTCACGGGCGATTGCCTGGTCGGCATTCAGCGAGTTCATGCCCCTGTTGAAGCCGCCTGCGAGCTGGCCGTAATCGTATGTGCGGTTCACATCGCCACGCAGATCATCAATGGCTTGGTAGCCACGGCCGATGCCAGAGGAGTCGTATCCGCCACCGCCACCAGATCCGGCAATACCAGAACCCAGCGACTGACCAAGACCAGGAATAGTGCTAGACACGGCACCGCCAATACCCAAGGCAGAAGCAGACTTGCCCAAGCCAGCCAGAGCGTTGTTGCGGCTTTGGCCCAAGCTGCTCACTGCCCCTTGGTTAGCAGAGGTCATATCGGCCAAGGATCGCTGATAGCCCTGCTGGTTCTGTGCCCACGCCTGCATGCCCAGCCCGGCCACGTTGCCGTAGTTGGCCATGGCCGCAGTGCCAAGATTAGAGATAGCTACTTGCCGGGCGGCTTCCGCAGACGAGACGGCTTGGTTCCCAGACTGGGCGTTGTTCCACGTATTGCCCAGCGCGTTCGCAGTGCCAGCGATTCCGTTCGCCATGGCTGCGTAGTTCTGAGCGTAGCTATTGCCTAGCGAACCCAGCCCTTGGTTGTATGTGCCATAACCCTTGTTGTAGGAGTCGTACATGCCACCCATCACACCAGCAAACTGGCTGGGCGCTGCGGACATATTGCCGCCCACTTGCGTGGCGTAGCCGTCAGAGCCCGCACCAGAGGGGGACATTCCGAAGGGGCTGCTGTAAAACGAATTCGGGTTGTAATACGCCATACGTTGTCTCCTACTGGTTATTGCTCTTCCAGAAGCGTTTGAGTGCCGCTAAAGCCACGGCGGCGAAAACTAAGGCATATCCCGCGGGGGAAAAGAACCAGAGATCCCGCTTCTCAGACTCCTCTTTGAGCCAGCCAACGATCTCCCGGCACCTCCGAATACACTGCCCAGAGCCCCATTCATCCATTTGCGCAGCCCGTGCATTACAGGAGCAGGTCGGGGAGGCGACGATTCCACCCAGCCTTAGGATGTCTTTTAGGGCCGCTCCTGGCCCAGGTAACAGTTTTGGTGGTTCCTCGCCTTCTCCATAGACGATTGGCTCACCGATGGCGGCGGGCGTGAAGCCTGGGCACGGGTCAGTGAGGAGCGAAATAGTCCCTGTGTAAAACCCTTCGTTGTCGGGGGCGCAATCATCGTTCGCCCGCAGCTCCAATAATCCGGCACCCGGCTGGCCTGTGTAGCTGGAACCTACGCTGAACATAACGCCATTTACGCGGCCGATGAGGCGCATGTGCTTAACCCCCGGCAGAGGGTTGCAGCCGCCGTTGGCTGGATAGTCATCAGTGCCATCTGGCCCAATGTTGTCGATAGTCGGGAGTCGCCATTGAACAGTTCCCGTGGCATTGATAGTGACGGTGGCCCCGGCAGGGATTGTTAGCCCGGTGCTTTGCCAGCTGGGGTTGGCCACATCGACGCTGAAGTCAACGGAGGCTTGGGTCGGCAGGCACCCAGATGCCCCGCAGCACTTAGTGTTGTCCCCACAGCAATTGAACGCCGTACCGTTCCCAGCGCAGAACGTAGTGCCAGCGGCGCACTTATTTACGCATGCCTCGTTTACACATTTCTGGTGCAATGGGCAGCACGTGCCCGCGCAACAGCTCCTTGGGGACGGGCACTCAATCCTGCAAGCACCTCCGACGCATTGCTCGCAGTAGTACCACCGACACCCGTTGCTCTGGGCGCCAAACACCGACAGCTCCGTGCAGCTACAACTGAAGCCAAACCTAAACGTGCTGGCGTAGGGCTTATTGCGGCATCCGCACTGGTTCTCCTGAGTGCATCGCTCCTTGCCCGTGTCGTCTGTACAGGCGCCAATCGAACAATCTCCAGCCGCTACAGCCCCTCCTCCATGGACACATTCACTGCGAGTGATGTCATTACACGCATTGCCGTTGCAGCACGGTAGCACTTGGCAGCACGTACAGGTCATGCTCGCGGCCTCAGGTACACAATGAAGTCGCTCTTGGGGGCGGTCTTCACGTCAATCTTGTTCTTTAGGTCACCGGGAGTCATCACAATTTTCTTGCTGCCAACTATTTTCGCCCCCGTTGTCTCCGTGACACTTATTTCCCCATTGGCCGCAAATGGCGTAGGCTCGCTCCCTCTTGTCAGACTGACGTTGGCGTTACCCACGCTGACTTTGACGGCAACATCCTGCGTCCCAGTCGTCGGCGTGACAGTGCCTCCGGTCACAGAGATGGACAGGCCGGCCGAGCCGGGAGATTTCGCATTCGTCACCTTGCCGCCGGCCAGGGTGAACGTGTGATTACCATTGCCCGGGGTCAGGGTGATCTTTGCTGCAGGTATCGCTACCGGCCCTTTGGCCGTGCGAACCTCTTTGTTGAGAGTCACTGTCGGAAGTGGTGAGGTGACTGTATGGGTCTGTTCTTTGCTGGCCAGTTCTACTTTGCCAGCCACGGTGCCTTGGCTGGTGACAGTGGCTGTGGGTGTGCCAGCCAGGGTAATGTTGCGATCTTCTGGCGCGCTGGTTAGCGTCACCGTGCCAGCCACCGTGCCTTGGCTGGTGACATTAACTCCAGGGGCGCCAGCCAAGGTGACATCCCTAGCTTCGTCGGCCTTTGTGAGCGTCACCGTGCCAGCCACGGTGCCTTGGCTGGTGACCTTCACCCCGGGCACTCCAGTGAATGCAACGGTAAAAACTTGGTCGGCGACGGTGGGCACAAACTTGCAGTTGGCATCCAAGAAGCCCCCGGTAACGACCGGCACTTTGATTGTGCCTGCCAGCGTCCCGAGCGTACCGCTGGCGGCGATGCCTGTGATGGCCCCATTCCACGTAGCAGCGTTTACAACTGGAACTGAGACGGTGCCTCTGAGTGTGCCGATGGTTCCGGTGGCGGCTATGCCCGAGATGGATCCTGCCCACACGGCCTTGCTCACAACGGGCACAGACACAGTGCCACTGAGGCTCCCGATGTCACTGCTGACTGCTATCCCCGTGATTGAGCCCGTCCACGTGGCAGAATCCACCACAGGAACCTTTACCGTGGCGGCGGCACCGGCAGTGACTGTCGCGGTAGGATAGGCGTCATAGGAAATAGATACTTCCGATGACGCCGCCTCCATGCTGGCCGAAGCGACTGTCGGCACATCGACTGATCCGCTGAGGTCGGCCAGAGTGCCTGTCGGGTAAGTGTCGTACGCAACCGTACCCGAAGCAGTGATTCCAGAAACTGTCCCGCCGGTCACGGTCGGGATAGTGGCCTTGCCTTCAGCTTCGATATTGTCTAGCTGGGCGGACTTAATGATCGGCGCGTCCAGCGTGCCGGTTACGTCTACCGGCTTAGTCACAACACCCGATTCTAGCTCTACGTCGAAGTCATCGTCCAGCTTGCCGCCCGTGAAGCCTTCCACCTTGGCTGTGGCGGTGACACCAACGGACTTCATAAAAGTCTTCACATCCAAGGCCGCAGGGAGTTGCGGGCCGAATCCGCCACCCGGCCCGGGAAAGAAACCCACGCCCCCGCCACCCACGCCCCCGCCACCCACACCGTCCCGTCCGTCTCGCCCCGGCGTGCCTACATAGGTGTTGTTGATGTAGTTGACGCGGAGGGAGTTAGTGTAAATGTCGCCGGCATTGACGGTATTGTGTGTACTGTAGTCAAAGTTCGATGGGCCGGTGACATTTAAAGTATCGCCACCGTAATAGTCCGTGTACTCAAACCTTAAGTCTGTAGGGAAGTAGAACTGGTTGCCGTCATAGTTGCGTGAGTTGTTTACGCTGCCACCGCCGCTGCCACCGCCGCTGCCACCACCTCCACCAGGCACATCGACATAGCCGCCCGATCCAGCAGTGGGCAGTAGGTTCTTGTAATCGCTAGGTCGCCACGTACCGTTCTTGGCAAGACCACCCCTGGTGGATAGCCCAGGGGGCTGGACGTTCACTGCTCCGCGGTGCGTAAGCGGTTGCTGGCAATTGCCAAGGGCTTGCATCAACTGGCGTACAGCACCGTCCGGAATCGCACCGGAGAGACCCTGCGCCAGTGCGGGCATGCTCTGCGTAAACATTAGGTCACGCCCTCAATGCTGACCGCATGGATCACAAGAGACGTTGTCGTTGAACCCTGAGCCCCGGCAATTGCGAGAGCTACATGCCTGTCACCACCAGCCGACCTCTCGTCCGGGCTTCCGCTAAACTGGATGCGAGCTACGCCGTTCGCTTCACCTAACGTAGAGCGAGTGCGCTGCATCTGCAGTGGGCTACCGGAACCTGGGAAATTGGAAGAGACACCGTCGCCTCGGGTGGTCGAAATCGCATTGGGGCGGGGAGTGTCGGAGCCGTTGAAGTGCCGGCGTATCAAAAGGACTGCCTCGTCCGTGGTTGGCGTGTACGTGATGCTAACTGCTCGCCGCCCGCCCTCGTCGGCCAGCTCCATGTTCCCGGTGCGCAGGCGATATGGAATCACGGTGCCGGTGTCGCTGTCTCCGGAGAGCGAGCGGAACGCGCCATTAGATAGACCGTACACCACACCCTGCTGGCCAGCGATTGCGTAGGGTGCGGCGGCAGTGAGAGGGGCAACGTATTGCTCTTCCCACCACGCCTTCGTCGCTATGCAGTAGACGAGCGCACGCACAGGAGCGGAGTCGGTAGATCGGCAGAAGAAGAATCGTACGGTCTTGGAGCCGACATCGGCTTGGACAAAGAACTGGGAGGACTTACTGAAGTCGATCACCCGCTCTCGCCAGAAATCATCTACCGCAACCGACACCGCCTCTTCCTTGTTGCCGTCGAACGCATACAACCCGTAACTGTCGGCTATGTAGGCCACGCCTCCCAGAACGTCCCAGCACTTGCTGTTCAAAATGCCACGGTAGGCGGCGAGGATAATGCTGGCGTCTAGGACTGGCTGAGCAACATAGATGAGGCGATACAAGTGTCGGGACTGCACTGCCAGCAGAGCCGATCCCAGAGGGACGAGGGCAACGACCGCGTCAGAGTCGCCAGCGTTCTCTTGGACAACCATCTCATTCTCCAAGGGGATGGATTCCGGTTCGTCCACCTCAGAGTAGTACAGGCTGTTGGGCTTTTCTCCCGTCGTATCCACGGCCAGCCAGCAACGGTCTTGGAACATGCAGGCCACGGCAAAGTTGCCCGGGGGCACCCCAAACCTTCTGGCGTTCAACTGGCCGCTGGGCAGGGTGACCGGAAGCAGGCCGTACCCATCTCGTTCGACATCAGAGAGAACGTCATCGGAGAGGTAATCTGTGTACGTCCCAGTGAAGTTGCCGGCGGATCGCAGGATCTTCGCAACGCGGAACAGCAGGACGCTCTGGTCGGCGGTTGTTCGCCACAGCTCAACGGCGTGGACGCGGTCATCCAGGCCCGCGTGAGCAAGAGTCCACGTGAGCGATGCCGCGCCTGCCTGCACGTCCACTTCGACTAGGTCAGAGATGGAAGAACACACCGGGCCTCGCTGGCTTTCTGGCGTAGCGTCGATGTAGCGAATGGCGCACTTGTACTTGCCTCGCAGCGCATTGGAGATGGTGGCTGTGGCAGTCGCCTTGGCGTCGGGAAACACAACGCTGGGCGGCAAGGTGTACCCACCACCGGAAGCTACAGTCACCTTAGTGATGCTGCCGGCTGCGACTGTGGCTGTGACTGCCGCCAAAGACGCGGAGCTGTCTGTAGCTTGGGGCTCAATGGCCAACTGTGGCGCGGCGTTAAACAGTGTGCCGCCACTGGTGACCGTGACGGCCGAGACGCTGTAGCGCATTCCGACCGAAAGGCTAGCCCCCGTTCCGCCACCACCTACAAGCGTCACTGCGACAGGCCCAGTAGCGCCAGTGCCACCACTGAGGATATCAATGCCCGTAACGACACCGCTCTCCACAATGCAGCGCGCATTACCGTTGGTGAGTTTCTGTTCGCTGGAGAATACGACCGTGGGCGTAGAAGTGTAGTTCGTCCCCCCGGCCGTGACCGTTACTGCTTCTACCGACCCAGCGATACCGACAGTGAATGCAGCACCTTGGGCGAGGCTCGCAGACAGCGAGACAACAGGGGCAGACTGATACCCAACGCCGGGCTCAGAGAGCGTGATGCCGACAACGCGGCCCGCGGCGACTTCTGCTCGCCCCACAGCGGCCTTGGTTGGTGTCCCGCCGGAAAACGTGACGCTCGGCGCTGAGTAATAATACGCCCCGGGAGCGACGATGTTGACGCCATCCACGTATCCCGCCATTCCGGCGCTGGCGATGGTCATTGCCGGGCCACGCTGGGGCTTCTGGATTCCCAACGGCTGCATGGTGCCAGCCGTGCCGTCCCATCGGAGTCCTCGCCCCATGCCGTCGAACACGTACAGGTCGTTGAACCGTGAGCGAACGAACGATGCAGGCCGAATGGCACCCGCGTAGACAGCAGCGGTAGCAGTGGCGTTTCCAGCAATCGTTATCACCGGGGCACTGGAATAGCCCGTCCCGCCGTTGGTGATTACCAAGGATTCGACTTGCGTCCCAGCCATGTGGGCCAGAGCCGCTGCACCCGCACCACCACCTCCAGAGAACGTGACTGCCGGTGGAGAGCTGTAGCTGGAGCCATTAGTGGTCATCGTCAATGCGACCACTTGGCCAGATCGGCGTTGCGCTAGAAACGACATTAGGCAGTACCTGTTCGCACTGAGGAAAAGATTTTGCCTGTGGCATCTTGGTAGACCAGATGCTCGCCCAGCCCCTTCTGATACCGGAAGGCTGAAAGGACGGCCTGCGTGGCAACGTCAGCAGAGGTAAACGTGACAGCCTGCAAGCCCGGTCGCACAGTCAATTGCCCAGGAACCAAGCACTGCAGATTGAGCTGATCCACCATGGCACCGGGAGGCAGTGCATACGGCGAAGCGTTGGTGACCAACCCCAAGAACTTCTGGATGACAATCACGGGGCACCTCCATCGTAATCGTCGGCTTGCAGCGGCGTCCTCCAAGACACCGTATCCCAGACGATGGTTTCGCGGGGTACGAACGGTGTCAGCTGATCCGCTTCCATGGAGAGGCGGAGATCCCGCTGGTACATCGCAAACGCATTGTCTGGCTTGGTGCCCCGTGTGCGGGCGAGCCAATAGGTAGCGCAAGAGAGAAAGCCGTTGTGCATTCCCGTGGGCATGTCAACGATGTCAGTCACCACATACAGCACAGCAGAGGCAGTGATGGAGGTGTTGATGGTGCATGCCGTTGCACTTGCCACAGCGGTAATCACAGCCTCGTCTTGGTACGGCCGCATCGACTCCAGCCCGCCCGGGGATTCCGATGCAGTGCCCACTCTTAGAACTGACCCAACCATCCCGGCCGTGAACGCTGTGCCTGTGCCAGTGACAGCCGTACCGGAAATAGAGATTGTTCCTTGGCGAGCCGAGGGCTCATGGCCGGATAGACGCATCCTCCGCGGCAGTCGCCGGTAGGAGAAATCCAAGTTGGCCGATTCGACCGGATAGCCGATGACCCTAATGGCCCAGCCAGGCCCGCGGGGGTCTTTGATGATCCCCCAAGCGTGCGGCGGGCCAGCGAGGTCATTGGCATTCTCCAGCTTCATCGCCTGGTCTGAAGTGACGTAGGTGAACTGCGTCCATGCAAACTGGTCGATGGGCGAGTCGGCGTTGCGGAAGTCTGCCGGAAGGGGGAAGGTGTCTTGGTACAGAGTCGCCGTCGAAGCGTAGATAATGTCGTTGGCGGGAGACAGCGTTGCATCGCACAGAAGCTGGGTGTCGCTGATGCGAGAAGCGATTTTAAGGACAGTGCTATTGACCCGCATCCGACACAGAGCGGAGTTGGCCGGGAAGGGATCCCCCGTCTCCAGGTCGATGATGTTAGTGGCGCGGTCGTAGGTGATCGATCCCACCCAATGGGCAGCAAACCGGACACGGCCGTGGGATTGGTAGTAGTTCCAGTCCCGCATGGTAGAGAGTTCGCTATACGCCCGCTGAACGGCAGTGCGAATATCAGACTGCTCCGCATCCTGCGGCCCGCCAGAGCTGCTGGTGATCAGATGTTCGACAGCGTCGTAGTAGGTAAGCAGAGTCATTCGGCTGGCTCAGGCTCCGGTTCTGGCGCTGGTTCTGGCTCTGGCGCTGGTTCTGGCGCTGGGCTGGGGGCTGGAAGTGGATCCGTTGCAACGACACCCTGCTCCCGGCCAATCTTTGCCACGTAGACCATCAGCGAGCCCACCACAGCCGCCAGCTCTGGGTCTGCGGCGGCTCCCGTGAGAACGTCCGAGACTTCAACCCACTGACCGGGGGCCGATTCCAGCTCGGCAACACCGCCCACAATGCCGAAACGCCGCAGTCGCACACGGGCATTAACGGGGGCGTTGATGTCGGGGGCCGAGATAACCACCTCTTCCACCCAGATTGAGTCGTATGTCTTGGCGGGGACGACCAGGGGGTCAGCAGCGGACAGCGTGGGGATGGACATGGTGGCCTCTGGGAAGGGGATTTCCTCTATAGGCTAGTGGCCTGCGTGGGCGGCTAGGCGTACACCCGGGCGTGGTCGGCTGCGGCCTTATTACCAAGGGGTAAGAGGAACGCGAGTCCAAGTGTTGTTCGTAATGCAGACGTACAGGTAGAGCGTGTCAAAACAGATTTCGCCTTGGTTGCCAGAGGCAGTGGCAGACGCGGGTGTTCGATGCGTGCGGAGTCGCAGGGTGCTGCCAGACAAATCCAACTGCGTTGTGGGATTGATCCCGCCCACGCCGACATTACCGCTGGCATCGACGCGCAGCCGTTCCACGCCGGCTGTCGCCACGGCAACAATGTCAGTAGACGGCGAGAAGAACCCCGTGTTTGTGTCGCCCGAAAACGTAATAGCTGGGGCAGTCACGGAGCCGATTGCGACCGTGATGACGCCGTTCACATCCAAGGCCGATGAGGGCGTGTCCCGGCTGGCGCCTATGCCGACATTCCCGCGGAACACATTCTGAGCCGTGCCGAGCGAAGCCACATTCCAACGGCCCGTGCCTGCTGCAATATCGGCGCGAAACCCATAGTTCACTGTGGCGGCAGTCATATTGCCCACAGCCAGGTAGCCGATCTGCGAGCTGAGGACAGTGCCTGCCCCCAGAGTCCCTTGGGCTGCGCTGAAATGACTGTAGGACGACGCAACATCGACCGCTGTGTTGACGATGTTGTAGACGCCCACAACGCTGGTGACATCGGTCTGCACAACACCCTGCTGCAGGACGCCAAAGGCTGCTGTGTGGCCGGTGATCGGTGAGTCGACAGATAGACTGCGGGCGATTGCTCCGAGCGAGCCCATGCCTACTCGTCCTTCAGCGTTGATGCCCAGCCGGATCGCCCCGCCCGTGACGATGGCAATTCGATCCGCACCTGGGGAGTAGATGCCAGTGTTTGTGTCCCCTGTGAACGTATGGGAGGGGCTCGCAGCGGATCCCAGTGAAGAGACAAACGTCTGCGTAGCGGCACCTACAAGCTCCCACGCAATGCCTGACCAAGAGTAGGTGCGGCCATTCTGAGTGCTTTGTTGGCCGACAGTCGGTGATGCTGGGAATGTCAGGGGCATGTGTTATTCCAATGGGCTGCTGGCGATGCCGCGTAGGTAGCTAGCCATGGCTCACTCCGGTTCGCCTATTGCGTCGATCTGTCGTCGTCTCTCTGCTGCCGCAGCTACCATCGCGTGAGCCTCGGCAACCGCTCGCGGCAGCACGCTGGCAGCACGCCAGAGGCAGTAGCTGCCGATGGTTGAGCAGATCAGGAGTTCGATGAGGTGTTTCATGATGTCGGGAATGCGGCGGTGGGGACGGTGATCGTCGCGCCGGTGTATCCGCGTGCCGATCCAACGGTGACGCGGAAGTCGTCGATGTAGCCGTTTAAGTCATAGCCGTCAAACAGCCGGCCTATGAATGGAGCAGAAGAGGATGCGTAATTAGTGGGGTCAGAGTAAGTAGACCCGACCTGCGTGCCGTCCACATACATACGAGTTCCGCCAGACGCTCTCGCAACGGCAACGTGATACCACTGGCCGGTGCTTAGCGCACTGCCTGTGATCCGAAAACCAGCGTTTGTGAACCACGCAATACTGCTGCCGCTTAGAATTAGCGTTGGCTGCGCGCCTTGTGAGTTAGGGCGTGCGTCGTAGATGCCGGTATACGAACCACCAACGGAATTGAGATACAGCCAACACTCAATGACAAAGTCGCCAGTGCCGAGGGCAATAGACGGAATCGAGAGTGAGTCCCCTGACCCACCGAATGCCGCAGACTTCCCGCCAAACTTGCTCTGCGTTGCCGACTGCGTTGCGCCGCCATTTGCCGTGATAGTCTTGGGCACCGACGACGCATCGACGAACGTGTTGCCCGTGCCATCGAATGGCAGCAACAGAGCCACACTGGCGAAGTACGGGTCGGGCGTCACGGCCACCGGCGTCACCGCAGCACTCGCCGTCGAAAACGCCCCGGTGCCGATCCCGTTGACGCCTGCCACGCGGAATGTGTACGCCGTGCCGTTGGTGAGCCCGGTCACTGTCGCCGTCGCAGCCGTCGACGTGCCGTCGCTGAACGTCGTCCAGCTGCTGCCAGAGTCGCTAGAGAACTGCAACACGTAATCAGTCAGCGGCGGCACCACTATCGCCGGTGCAGTCCAAGATACGACTGCCTGAGCGTTGCCTGCCGTGGCAGTGACGCCCGTGGGGGCGGC